TTTTTAAGATAATCAGCATAAGTCTTATTACTTATAAAAGTAGCAACTTTGTAATTATCAACTGTTATAATAGAAAAACCTGCTATATTTGTAAAAAGCCAGGATAAATTTGTTACTTCTGTATCAGTTTTTGCATCTATGAGCAGAGCCTCAGATAAAGCACCTCCATCAGCATAAAGCTGAGTAGGAATAACAAACTGAAAAGAGGGAATCCAGTAAAGTTTTGTTATCAGCGGAGAAACGTGCCCATGAGCATAACTTTTACGATGGCTTTGCTTAGCAATACTATCGTAAAACTTAAGCGGTGATATACATACTGGATTCGACATACTATCTATGAATTTCTACGCAAATATAATAAAAAAATATGAATATAAAAAATTTTTCGTGTTAAATAATATTAATTTAATTATTTTTAAACCGGCTCATAGCTCAATTGTACTTCTTCCATATCAGTATCAATATTTATAGAAACATCTTCAATTGTGCCATCTCCAAAAACAGTTGTTATTTGTTTATACAAATCAACTTCTAATTCGGGAAATTCTATTGAATTTATCATGCATCTTTTCACATTTTCTACATGCAAATTATCTACGTTATTACAGTCAATACTGTTTCCAGATATATCATACATATAATGCTGAATAAGATAATTAAATGAAGCATACCAATTCTGTGTATAAATATCAACAGAATTATTATATTGCTTTTCATCCTTTATAGTAGTATGGACAATAGGAACTTTCTTAGTAAGGCTGTCAGCCATAATAAGAGCGAAGCCTTCTTCTGAAAAGTCATCCGGTAAGAAAAGCATATAGTCTATGTCAGCTGTAAATCCATCTACATTTATCTCTTCGGTTTTATCTTTCTGTATATACTCGTTGTTAACATTAATGTATAAATCTCCACCCATCGCCTTAGTAGTATCATCAGCCCAAGCGAACTCATACCGTGAAGTAAGGTCTGCTTTATCATATTCAATATCATGTTGGTCATACAAAGCAGGTTTTTTATTAAACTTATCTTTTTTCTGGGTTAGGTCAAATTGTGCAATCGGTGAACCGTAGCTTTGTCCGTTTATAAAGAATGAAATATGCTCAATTCTAAACCTGTTATATTCATCTATAAACCAGTAACAACGGTAGCAGTCTCTAAGCATGTCCATTAACTGCTTAAATTTAATTTCTGCTTTTTGTGCGGCTTGGTCATATTCACCTTTAAGCACGTTTGTCTTTTGCGTAATAAATACATCACAGCCACCTAAATAATAAGCAGAAGCTCCTTCATGGCCATACAAAAATGAACTATACTCTGCTGTTTTTTCATGAGTAATTGTTGGGTCTATTTTTGCAAGAAGAGCTTTAATGGCATCCCCAATATGATAGCACTCTTTTATCGTATATTCCTTATAACTACTTGAGCACCAATGCTCAAATCCAAAGTTCGGAGCAAGCGTTTCATCAAGCATAACCCACAATGACGTGTTTCCCCAGGCGCTACGTGAAAGAGGAAAATAATACTGTCCATATAAAGAATATGGCGGTATAAAATATTCACCAAAATCATTAATGCCATAAGATGTTGGAGATTCAGATGTTTGATACTGCTGATATATCTTAATAACGCTGCTGGGACTATCAAAGCCAGTTATACCAATACACTTGCGATAATTTCTTCTTGCAGTAGCAAAATCGTCACGTGGCAAATCATAGGTATCTATATATTCCTGCTCTGGACCTAACACTTTATCTGAATCACATAAAAGGCGTCCCCATATTTGGTATTCTATAACATATTCTCCAAGGTTAAACGTATTTGGAGTTGGGTCTTTTGCTGAAGTAGGTTGGTCAATCTTTATCATAGGATAAAGGCCTTCACCTACAGCAAGTGTAAAGTTAGTATCTTTACCGTATAACTTATCAGATTGATATATCTTTGTACCTGTACCGTCACGACCAGTATATATTTCTATCCTATATGTATCAAATTTATAATGGTAGTCAGGACTTTCATTAGTTCCATAGTTGATTAGTCCATTTCCAGTTCCAGAACTTAGTAAATATACAGTGGGAACCGGGCCTGCTATTTGAGTACCTGCGTTATATAACTTATTAAACTTAATACTACATGGTATTTTATATTTTACACCCTCTACTACTCTTACAGAAGTTGCATTCCATATATTACTGTCCCATATTCCGGTATATGCGGCATTAATATCATAATTAAACCCTTCTAAACTAACTTCAACAAACTTTGGGCCTTTTGAAAAATAATATTTATGCAACAGAGCATCTTCATCATCCATCGTTTCATTAACTTCAGTTTCCCAGTAGGTACCACCAGCATAGTTAGATATAACGTTTTCGCCTTGTATGTAAATCTGTGCAACACACCGTTTAGTTAATGTAAGAGGAGTTAAAACAGGAGCCAACTTAATTAAATCATACGTACTATCATAGGCATCAAGTATTTTTGAGTACTTGTCATGGTATGTAAGTTTAAGCTCTACGTTTTTTCTAAAATGGTCAAATTTGCAATCAGATTTATTAAAAGATGATGACACAAACAGAATATCATTTTTATATATATTAAAATGTAAAGTATCTTCCAATGAAGCATTTTTTACAAGCAAATAGCCCAAACCAAATAGATTTATTTTTCCATCTAAAGATTCTCTGAAAAATGCTTGTTCAGTTTCTCTCTTATACTTCTTTTTTATCTGCTTATAATGTGGATTGATTTCATATCCTACATAGAACCATAATCTCGGTGTTGAATAGTCTGCTCCAGGAGTATTAAAGTTAATACGAACGTACTTTGTTCCTGGAATAAGTTTTATAACTTGCTTACCATGTGAATAGCGATAAGTATCAGCCCTATATCCCAAATAATTATTATTAGAACCAAAGCACAATACTTCTATGTTATGATACTGCAAATCAGATGAAGGAACTATAACGGCATTATATGTGTCACCATTAGCATTTCCACTAATCACCACTATGCCAGGAAAACCATAAGTATCAACGACTGTTTGCTCAGAACCGTCTTGTATGTTATAAGATGTAGTTGACAAAGATGTCTTTCTACTATCTTTTAACAGGTAAAAAATATTTTTCTCTTTCATATATTATCGCACTCTTCGTAAAACATTTTTTCTCTTTTCAATGTATGAGCCATCAGGCATTGCATAATATTGTTGCTCGCTATTACGCTTAAGAGCTCTAACATCTTCTTCAAGTTGAGATAAATCAGCTGTCTGATTCTGATAAACAACATTCTGAGAAAGTTCTTCTCCAGTTTTAAAGGCTTGTGAGAATTTTTCTTCAAATGTACCTTTGTTAATGCTATCAACTATCTGAGGAAGCATTCTGCGGTATCTACGAGTGCTACGTCTATTAATAATAGCCATAGCTTCACCACCTTCTGCTCTCATGTTTTTACCTTTAGAATTTTTCGTATGCAAATCTATATCATTGCCAGATGCGTGCGAGCCTCCTTCAAGAATTTCAAAACCACCTTCTCCATATTCCTGAGAAGCAGCTTTAGTTACTTGAGCAGCTTTAACTTTTGCAACAGCAAATGAAGCCCACATAGCCGCAATAGCTGCAATAGCAAGAGCAGGACCTACGACAGGTATACTTGAAAATGAACTCCATAGATTTGCAGAAGCAGTAACAAGAGAAGATGCCTGTATAACAGAATTAATAGCTTCTTGTCTACGCTGAGCTTCTTCAAGCATTTTTTGCTTTTGCATCTGATTTTTCTTTTCTTGCTGAAGTTCCTTTTTAGCTGTTGCTACGTTGTTAGCATATCCGTTATTACGGCCTTCAACTTCTGCATCATAGGCTTTTTGAGCAGCTTCTACTCGTTTCTCTGCGGCTTCTACTGCTCTTTCTGCTGCTTCTACTTCTGCATCTGCAATAGATTTTATGTTTTCTAACACGATATTTACAGCCTCCGACAAAGTAGCTATTTGGTCATCATCAAAACCAAGCTTAGTAAGCAATGCCCCTCCAAGACCTTTTTCTGATACAAGGTTCATAAAGTCTCCGGCTTCTTCAATTTCTTGCTGTAGCTTTTTAACCATCGCTTCTGCTTCTTTAAGCTGAGAATCAGACCAATCTATAGCTCCTTCTTTTGCGAGTTTGATTTGCTTTTTCCACCTATCTTGTTCTGCTTTGAGTTTAAAGATAGTTATCTGATTCTCGTTGTGCTTAATAATATTAAATTCAGCTTCCGCTGCAGCTTGAGCTTCATCAAAATTTGTCATCTGAGTCTGACCCTTAATCTGAGCTCCACGCTTATTAAACTGAGCATTGATTTCAGATTCACTTTGACGCTCTTCAGCAGGCTTAAGTTTATTTTGTGCAAGAGCTAGCTGTCTGGCAACTTCATTCTGGTGAATAAGCAAAGCAAGCTCTTCTTCTGAACCTTTTTTGACAAGTTCAACTTGAGCTTCAATGCTCTTCGCTTTCATATTTAATATGATGCTATCATACTCAGCAATAATCTGCTGGCGCTTTCTCTGAAACTCAGCTATTTCTTCAGGTGTCATACCACCTGTTACTACAACCTCTCCACCTTCTTCAGTCTTTGCTTTTGTGATATATAAGCTTTCCTGCTCTTCTAATTGAGTAAGTCTTAGCTGCTTTTCTTTTTCAATATCTTCAGCAATATCTTTAAGCCGCCAATTCATTGCTTGACGAAGCTTCTTATTTCTATCTATCTCATATTCGTACTGAATGTTAGTAAGGTCTATTTCAAGCTTGCGTCTTGTATTTTCAATAATCGCGCTAATTTCTTTTTGTTGCTGCTTAATCTGTGCTCTTTGTTCAGGTGTAAGAGCCTTAAATTTACCATCAGGATTTGTCAAGAAAGTCTGATTCTTACGGAACTTTTCCTGCATCTCTCTGATAGTCTGATTTGCTTGGTCAACAGCTTCTATGCGACGTTTTTGAAACTCATTACGCTGCAACTCGGAAATGCTTAATTCATACTTCTTTCTAATTGATAAATCATTACGCCATATCTGGTCAGTAAGGTCTCTCTGCCTTGGAGTTCGTCCGTGTTTATCTTTGCCATATTTGTGAGATTTTTCAATGCCAGCTTCTTTTAATCTGCTATCTGCAGATTTATTAAGAGCAGCAGACAAATCAAAATAGGCATCAGCTTCCATTTCTGTAGCTTTGGCATCATCATACTTTCGTTTTAAATGTTTTGTCCATGAAGTTTCAGCCTCATCAAAAGCACCAAGACTCATAGTACCAGCAATTACACCTCCAGCTTGATAACTTCCAGGTGCTTTTTTCTTAGTTCTCTTAATAGAAACATTACCGTTTTTATCAACTGTTCTTTCAAAGCTAAATTCTTCTTGCTCTGCTTCTACCTGCTTACGAAGTGCTTCCTCATATTTATCTGCTGCTAGTTTCATAGCGGCTGCTGCTTTAGCTCTTAATCGCAGAGCCTCAATCATGTTAGTGGTATGTTTAGCAAAAATATTTTCTGCATCATTTACATTCCTGATTGATAAGTCAAGTTTATCAAATTCTGTCTTATTATCTTTTATCCACTGAAGCTGTTCTTTTTCAGATGAAAGATTTTTCCATTCTTTCGCAAGCTTTTTAACAGTTACTATGTTTTGTCCATAGGAATCGTTTGTTTTCTCAAGTTCTTTATTAATATTCCGTAAAGCTTTATCAGTTGAGATAACTTCATTCTTAGCTTTAGACAAAGAACCTACCCATTCGATTATCTGTTTTCCCCATTTAGAAAATACTGCGAGAAGTATTACAAGAACAGTATTCCACCCAAACAAGGCTTTCATAATTGAACCTATTACACTCTTTGCTGGTCTACCCTCTGCAATAGCTTTTTTATTTTCCTCCCTTAGCTTATTTATTTCATCTACCAAAATAGGTATATTGTTAGAAATACCTAAGAAGAACGTATTCATAGAAACAGCCGCTGCCGGAAGTTCTCGAACAACCTGAGAAACGGATATGCCAAGACCGTCCCATGAACGCGCATAATTACCTACTGATAATCTGTGATTGCCAGTAGCCTCTTGTAATTTTTGCATCTGAACATATAAGGCTAACGTCTCAGCTTCTAATTCTTTTCCAGCTTGTGTGCCTTGCCGTTCAGCTGCAGACATAGCATTAAGCTTTATCTTATTCAACTCATATTGAGCTGCCAGCTGATTATAAGAACCAGCTTCTGATAAATTAAGCTGAGCCTGAAGTTTAGCTATTCTGTTAGCCTCTCTTGCCTGTATATTTAATTCATACGCTTGTTGCCGAGTTGCAGCTTGTGCGGCTCTTAAACGCTCCTGGGCTTGAGCAACTTCATCAAGAGATGCTTTTTTAGTCTTATTAGCTGCAATCTCATCAGCGATAAGCTGCTTGAGTTCCATAAGACGTTTTCCTTCAGCAGAACGAAGAAAAGCAAGTTTCTGCTCAGCTTTTTCTACTGCAGACAGTGTTTGGATATGTAGCTTCATCTGGTTATCCAAATCTGCAAGTTGCTGCTTCTTATTAAGCAATTGACCAAGTAATCTTTCACCTTTTGCTCCTGCTCTATCAGCAGCGCTAAGCTCTTTGTACCTACTTGTTAGGTCTTTAATTTGTATCTTTATCAAATCATAAGAACCGGCAAGGGCCTGAGCTCGCTTCTGTTGTTCAATAGACATTTTATTCTGAGATGCTGCCTGAGATTTAAGCCAAGCAACTTCTTTACCAGTATCAGACATAGCAAATTTAAGCTCTTTCTGAGCTCTGGCAAGTCTATTAGCTGCTGCAGTTGCTTCATCGATTTCGGCTCTGCCTTCATTCGTAGCTGTGCTCATCGACTTAAGCTGGGCAACAATATCCTTGGCTCCAGTCTTTACTACTTCTAATATAGTACCATAAGTCTTATTGAGCTCTGTTAATTGCTCAATAAGATTTTTAACTGAATCATCTGGACTAATTAGGTCCTCGTATTTTATCTTATCGTCGTCCATACTTAATGACGTTTAGGGTTATTTTTCTTATATGCTTTTTTCTCAGCTTCTGCTTGCTTCTGTATATTTGTAAGAGTATTGTAGAACTCAAGAACTGTCATTTGCTTCGCATTCATTCCAGTCTTTTGGCTTATTATCATACAAGCACTCTCAAACTGCTTATCATATTTTATTTCTTCTGAATCTTTGCCATTAAAATTTTTAGGTTTATGCAAACTGAAAAGGAACTCGTCAAGTTCAGCTATCTCTTCGGCACAATTTTTGTCTTCTATAAGCTCTTGAAGCTGAAGTAGAGTTCTCATTTTCAGCTTAGCATAAGCCTCTTTTTCTTTGGCGCTGTCAAACTCACTTGGAAAGTAGAGTTCTAATTCAGCCGAAAGTTTTTTTTTCAGCCCTGTTAGCAAGTCTATAAATAGACTATACGGCGTTTCGCCCAGGTCATCAATTATCTCTTGTAGGTGAGCATCAGAAAGGTCTTTTTGCTCTTTATCATCTATACTATGAATAAGTGCTGCAAATGCTAAATTCTTAGGAGACACATTGCTGACAATCATGTACATATTCTGCCTCATATTCTGCAATTCTTGCATGGCGTTTTTCTTGTCTCCTTTGTTGATATATTTAGCTATATTGACAATGTGACCGTCAATTGAATCTACATCAGAGCCAAGCCCAGAATCGATAAGAATACACTTATTGTATTTCTGGAAGTTGACGATTGGCATTTCATCTATGCTATCATACAACTTAATTTTTTTGTCTTTGATAATAACAGTTTTCATCTCACTCTGGATATTTATAATAAATATTAAATATGTTTCACAGTTACTTCCGATTTATATCTCAGTTAAACCTAAAATTATATTATTATAAATTATATATCTTGTGTTATTTCTGAATGACTCGATTAAAATCTCAAATTTTAACAAGAATATAATCACAATAAATATCTCGCTATCGGTGGAGCACAAAATAATACCAGAAAATCTGGCTTATAGCCAAATAATGTCCATAAAAACATAGCTATTACAAGGCAAGTCCAAAAACTAAGACAGAAATCGCAATCAAGCATATCTGCTAAAACTGATATCCCTATCTTATCATAATAGTCTCTAAATTTTGTTCTTAAACCTGTTTTGCCCAAGAACAAAATTACGAATGCTGCCATGAGAGCAATTACTATGGCCTGATATACCGTTGACATAATTCTCTTGTTGTCATATTAAACTCAAATCTCAATCCAGCATAAGGATGCATAAAGAACTGCTTATCAATAGCTTGAATGCTTTCACCCTTGTAAGTATAGTTGTTATATATCTTTTCAAGAGCATAACCTTTGTAGATATTTTCAAAACGCTCATAAATTTTAGTAAGAGTCAATCGGCCTTCAGTCTGTATAAGTCCAGGACCTGTAAGCACCCGTACAATCTCGTCTTTAACCTCTTCTGTATACATTGCATCTGCATCAGCAAATATACTGTTGAGGTCAAACCAAAATACGATTGCTCCACTGAAAGTAAACTGAGGAAGCGATTGAACAACAGTAGTTATCTCCTGCGGGTCATAAAGGTCAAACCAACAGAAATTGCCAAAATTATCATTTGGAAGAAGAGAAGCATACTCAGAATTTCCAATATATGCGGCTGGGTATATAAACTTACTACCATCATTTCTGTGTTCAACAAGTTTATAAGCTCTGCCGAAAGCATAATTAAGCCACTCAAGCTTTTTGGCAAGAGTTTCTTGAATATCCTGTATAACTTTATCTAAAAGTACAGGATTTTCTTTTATGACAACTTTTACATTACGCTCTTCCATTGAGTATTCTTTCTTTTAATTTTTCTTTTAGTTCTGGCCTTATGTAATTTCTTAGCAGCTCTGTAAAGTTCTCATTTGTAAGTCTGAAAATCGTTTTTCCATACCTTGCTAGCAGATATTTTGCTTTATCATCGGTAGATGTTACATAAAAACCTTCATCATCAAATTCTACATGTAGAGAATCATGGAACTCTCCAGTATCTCTAAGTGTTACTCTGTCATAAGGCTGACCTTTTTTCTGCTTAACTTTTATAGTTCTTGCAGTATAAGGCTGATAGTCCATAATTGAAATGCCTCTACCTTCAATACCTTGCTCGTAAAGCTGGTCTCTCGCAACCATCTGCACGATTATATCTTCGTGCTTCATTATCTCGTCTTTCAGTTCTTCACTGAGAATATCCTTAAATTTTCTAAGTCTATAAACGAGATTACGAATCGAGGCATTATAATACTGTGGCATTATACGGCTCTATATTTAATGCCATGGTTTACACAAGGCAAGCAGACTCTGTCTATACCTTCTGTACTTACCTGAATGGCTTTTGAAGCTAATTCTAATTGATAGCTCAAGCCAGATTTCTTCATAGATGATGAATCACCGTCAATCTCATACAGAATATCAGGCCTTGAAGCATTTATGCTGTGTCTGTTTGTACGAACGTTTGGGTTGTATGCAAACTCACGTAAGAAATCAATAGCGAGTGACTTACTGAGATAATCAGTAAACATCTGTCTTTGTTCAATGATAAAATCAGTCATATCACAAGCAACAGTGATGTCAAGATTAAGACCATAGTTTGTACTATAGTCGTACAGATTATTCTCAACATCCCATAGTTGTACTTGCTCATCTACAACGGGCACTAATTCCTCATTAACATAGAACGGGTGCACCTCGATATATTTTGACCAAATACGCCAGGTTTCATATTCATGTCTTGAGCACTCGTTGCAAGGACCTTTTGACCAATCACGACTTTTGCGAATAGCTTGACTGCCTGTAGGCAACTGTGATTGTACATAGCAGATATACCAACTACCACCAGCATCTATCTCATCAGTCTCATAAGGCAAATAGAGTTCTTGACTCGGCGTAAACCACTCTATATTATTACCTACTCGTTTTGTAAATGTTTCTTGGTAATATGGTTCCATCAAGCTCGAGTGCATAACTAAGATAGTATAGTCACCAGGCTCTGAGAACTGTAGACCGATTCTGTTTATCTTAGTAGTAACTCCTTTAGCTCGAATAGGTACAATCTCAAAGCCAACAAGATTATTTTTATTCTTTATTGTATCATAGATACGGCCAGTACCATCAAACAGAGTTTTCTTTTCGCATAAAGTCTTATATGTACCTTTAGCTACTTTTTCATTGACATAACAGCTAATAGCCTTAGTAATACAGGCTTTTGTCTTGGTTTCAAGCCATTCGGAAAATGAATTGGTCTCAATCCAATATTCCGTATCTGTTATCTGAATGTTCTCAGGAACAGCTTTTAGTGACTTGTAATGCTTATCTCTATCTGTAACAACTACACCTTTGGCATAAACTTCTTCTGCAGAATGCTCGGGATATTGTATGTTGCTAAAATCAGGAGCTATACTTTGCAAATTCTGAAGTGTTAACAAAGGATGAGCATCTTGATAATAAAGCCCGCTCTCTGACTGAGTCAACGCTTCAGAAACTACTTCATCATTAGAATCATAGCTCTGTCTCCAACCGATGAGGTGCAATAAACCTTCTTGTATTTCTTGTATTCTTACCATAAGATGTATTTGCTTTTAATTGGATAACGGGAGCATCCGAGTATTTCTACCAGACGCTCCCGCACCCAAAGTGATAACAATTACGAACTGCTACCAGGTTTTAACCTAAGCGTCCTTCTTGAAATCATTGCTGAAATCACTTATGAACATAACGCTTATGCAGTGGGAACAGGTGCAACCTGCTGTACCGGCAGACCATAATGTGCATTCTCACTTGAGATGTTGAAGGCCAAAATAGGACTTGCCAAAGCACCTGCACCAGAAGGAACGCTATTGTAAGCGGTTAAGAATGCGATGTCTACGGCGAAGCCATAGTGCTCCTTACGAGTACGAGTCATATCGGCAGTAGCAGCTCCAGCAATACCAGAGTAGTTACCAACTGAGTCATAGAAATAAGTACCACACGGAATATTCAGCAGAGGCAAAGTAGCAATACCCCACTCATGGCCGTCACCAGAAACGGTTCCGAGCAAGCAATCACGCTCGAAGCGAGTCAAAAGACCCAAAGAACCTGCATTGATTGCATAGCCCTGAGCGTACTTACCCTCAGCAGCAGCAATATGGTTCGTGAAGTGAAGAATCTTATCGCTGTATTCATTGCGCTTGTTCTCAATGTTGTACAGGTCCTTCTGAGCAAGCTTCTTCACGATGCTCTCTACACCTGCATCACCGACAACATGCAGCTGGCCGTAGAAATCATTGGCTCCCATGATAACATTCAAGTCGCCGAGCAGATTTTCACGCTCTGTCCACTTTGCGTTGATAACGTTACCGGTCTTATCATACAGAAGCGGATTCTTGATGACAGCTGTCTTAGCAGCAGCAAGCTTAGTCAAAGCAGCCTCATCAAGAGTTTGGGCCAGCTTGTAGATGTACTTCATCAACTTAGTCTCGAAGTCACGCTGAATGCCAATTTCGTTGTTCATGTACATTGCAGGAGCAATGGTGAAACCGAAGGCATAGGTCGCAAACGTGATGGTTACCATACGAGAGGTGTTCTCGCTGTCAGCGATTGTCAACTCACGGGTGTTGCCAATAGTGATGGAACCATCATAGTCAATTACTGGAGTTTCGAGAGTGTTACCGATAGAGGTACGGGCCTTAGCCTTAAGCTCCTCGGTCAAAATACCGGTAGGGTCATTTGACTGAACGAGGAAAGCGTCCAGTGCACCATAGCGACTCGGGCGAAACTCATACTTGTCCAGATTCGAATTTGCGCGAATGTTCTGGATGCGAGTCAATACTAAACTCATAGTCTTTTACTTTTTAATTGTTAAACTTATTATTTAGTGCGATGCTGTGGTGCATTACCCTTTTACAGCCCAGACATCTAATCCACTTTATCTAATTGGAAGAGAAGCTACATTGTTCTCATTACGAAGCTGCATGGATTGCTCTGCAAATTCTACTGAATCACGAGTAATACCATTACTAAGAAGGTAGGTCTCGATAGCCTTATCGGCCTCAATCTGAGTCTTCATGCCTGAAAGGTCAAGAACCGAAGAACTGCCTCCGCCTCCACCAAGAGGACCAGTACCACCGCCAGGCTGCTTCTTGCCTGTGTCGATCACATCCTTAATCGAAGTCTCCATAATGAGCTCCTCAAATGTATATGGATTGAGATTGTTCTTTGGGTTGTTCAGAATGTTACCATCAGCTCCGCGGAAAACCAACTTCTGAGTACCATCAGCGTTCTGCTGGAATTCAGGTGTTCCACGTTGAAGAACCTCAGCTTTAGCAGCATTGAGGAGTGTCTTCTGAACGCCTTCAGTAATACCAGTCTTGAACTTGAGACCACCAGTAGCGGCTGCAAAAGCATAATCTACATGAGTAGACTGGAGCTGATTCTGAAGCTTCTGCTTCTCAGTATCAAACTCCTGCTGCTTAGTAGTAAGCTGATTCTGAAGCTGAGTAACTTGCTGTTTAGCATCTTTGAGCTGCTGTTTCAAAGTCTCATCCTGAGCACCCTCAGCAATCTTTTTCTCGAGATTTGTTACCTTTGCTCGAGCTGTTGCCAGCTCTTGCTTAGTTGTTGCCAATGTCTCAAGGTCAGCCTTATTTGCACTGAGCACGCGTTTGAGATAGTCATAGCTCTTCTCACCAGAGTTCTTCGCGACACCTGTAATACTCAGAATATCGCTGTCATACTGCCCATGTAGAGCACCAATCTTAGTGCCAATCACTGTATTTTCATCATTACGAGACATTTCAGCTATAGCCTTGAACTGCTCAACTGTCAAACCTGAAAGCTGAGTGTTTTGTTGAAGCATTTCTACTGTTAACATAACTTTGGGTATACTAAGTTGTTAATATTTTTACTTGTCAATCAGAGGTGCTGCGTCCTTAAATGGGTCGTTCATAACCTCTACAATAGTGTAGCCGAGAAGCTTGTAATTCTTCTTGAATAGCTGCCACTCGCCGTAGTTGAACATCTGAGGAACAGGCTTGTTAATCTCTTTACCAGTCTTCGGGTCATAGCGATTACCGGTTATGAGCTTAACATGAACCAACTTCTCAGTACCTTTGGGTACTTCATACTTGGCTGTTGTAGCCGTCTTTGGAGTCTCATCAGCTGGAGCGAGCTCAATTTGCTCTTCCAGGTCAACGATGTCCTCTGTCACCTTGTTGAGTCGCGCTTGCTGCTCTTTAGTGAAAGCCTTTTCATCAGCTTTCTTAGCTTGCAGAAGCTGCTCCTTCTCGCTGCTGAGCTCCTTCAGCTCCTGCTGCAGCTGCTTTTTGGTCTTCTGTAACATAATCTAATAGCTTTTTGTTAATAACTGATATTTTTTCTTTGAGTGTCTTATTTGCTCCAAATTGTATAATATTGATATTGTCTCGTTCAAATCTATCAATGTAACTACTGAAATTGAGCTTGAGCATGACTTTCTTTGGGTCGAGCAGATTTTTTTCAGACAGTCTAAGCACTTCATCAAGTGTCTTATGAGGGTAGGGCTCGAGCTGTTTAAGAATAAGCATCCTTTGCAGGACCTGAGGATTGTTTCTGTATTCAACTTCAATAATTTGCTGCACGATTGCATCAAGCTCAGATTCCGACATGCCATTCTTTTTGGCTGTTTCGTATTTCTTATAGAGTTCTGTGACTGTAAACACATAGAACTCAGTTCCCCAGCTAATAGAAGACGAGATAAAATCACTTCCGTATCTTAGTTTACAAATTGTATCTTCTACAAACTTCTGAGCCTGCTCAAAGTTAGTCTTAAGGCTATTCAGAACAGATGTTTTGCTCTCAAAATTAGCTGCTACCTGAGTTTCATTGATAGCTTCTTTTTCACTGACAGTGCCACCGGAACCGACTACAGATATAATAATGTCATCGCGCAGGCGTGTACACTCATCAACATTGTACTTAAGTGAATCCTTATCAATGGTAGTAATGCTAATAGGATTACGCATATCCGCTACACCTTCTGCCTGATTAGGAACAGGTACCTCTACAAATGAACCAGGACCAGTGATACGCTTGGAACTGCAAATGGGGCATCTCTCATAAGTGCCATCGGCGAGAATCTTGTATTCGCCTTTTTCATTACGCAAGAAGCCCCCGTCACAATAATCTCCAGTTTCGTTGTTTTCAAAGTTGCAATCTGCCTCATAAGCGCTATAAATAGGATATGGTGCATAGAGGTCAAGATGCTGCTTAGATAAAGCGAAAAACAGATACCAGTCAAGATTGCTTAATTCCTTTGTGATAGGATTCTTTTTGAGGTCAATGCTCTTTTCATTGAGCTTAGTTGACCAAAAAAATCGAGCTGGACAGAAGCCAAGGCCATGCTGAACCTCTGTTACGAGTGCTTTAATCTTAAGCTTATTTTCGTCCAGCTCGTAGACACGGATATATGTATCATCAAATACAGCAACTCGATTTTCTGGTTGTCTAAACACTATCCAATGGATGCAAGTACCGTCACAGGTCTCGTAGTCTATAACGTCAGTTATCTCCAACCAATAGAAGTAAGGCTCTGGACGGAACGAATTCTGTTCTGCCGGAAGGTCTACAACGAGAACACTATTAGGAGATACTTGCATCTTCTTCCAGCCCTCGGTTTTCCAGATTTCTGGTTCGTGCAGATTGTTAATTCTATAGTTTGCCCAATCTTCTTCAAGCTCAGAAGTAGTGAACTGATATGAAGACGAGCTATTACGACTATAGAATACACGCTCGAGCTCACGATAGACATCTTCAACGACGGCCGAAGTGGGTAGTGGAAATTTGAACAGCTGAAGAAATATATTAAACTTATCTTTTGGCAATAGGGTTTTCACCCAATCCAAGAAAATAGTCGTTGGCATATTAGAGTCAGATAACAGGATATTAGTCTCAGTATGGAACCTGAGACGCTTCTGCAGTAAGTCTGCTCGACGTATAGTCTGAGCTTTTTTAGGCTTTTGCAGAATTTCCTGTATCTGTTTTAACTCTAATGCCATTTTCTTCGTCGTAATAATAATTGCTGTTTGGGTCAATAGTCCAGCCTCCATTCAAGGCAGGTCCCAAGTCAAGCAACCGTTCAGCGTGCTGGAGTCCGAACTGTTGCTTTACACCTGAAGGGGTGACCAAAGTTACGGTTTTCTGTTTCTTACCACGTGCCATAAGCAATTTGTATGAAAGAAGGTGTTAGACTTAAGCACTGGCTACATTAACCAGGTCGGTGAGAGGATTGTAGTCCATCTCCGTCTGCTTGATAATCTCCAGGTCATCAGACCAGTTGGGCAAGAAGCTCCATCGGATAGCATTGCTATCGGGCTCCTCGTAACCACCAAGGTTCTTATCACCTAAGAAGAACGAGCGCAGAGGAATTGGACGATAATACGTGGTAGTAGTACCTTCAGAGGTAACATCATCCTTGATAGCACCGATATTTCCGTTTTCATCAATAAGATAAACACCGATGTCCTCACAGCTGTACTCCTTCATCGTCTTGATGGTAGACTGCTTTTCCTGATAGATGATACCCTCGAAGGAAGTTGCCTCACGACCGATGACAATCTCAATACCACCGAGTGTCTGGTTACCACCACCAAATGTACGAGCCTCACCTGGAGTTGTGGTCGGATTCTGGATATACGGAGAGATGATAATCTTAGTACCATCAGCTGCGGTTGCCAGGGCCACCATAGCAGTCTTGGACTTAATGTCAGCTGCGGCAATCTTGTTCAATACGCCAGCAGAACCGTAACGACGCTGGATGATAACTTTCTGAATCTGCCCGAGACTCTCTTTGCAATCAGCAATCTGAAGGTCTGCAAGATGTGCACCTGCTGGGCATCCACAATTTAATCCCATAGTTCTAAATTTTTTATTTGTTAAACTTGTGCAACTTAACAGCTTTGCGTCCCTTAGCTAAGCGTCGCGTGCGGATAATCAACTTCATGCTGCAAATATATTCATTTTTCCTGAATTAAAAAAATTTCTCATGTTAAACTTTGTTAAATTATTATTTTTTAATTTTTAGCTGTTAGTTTCTTAACCTAATTTTGGTAGTTCTATTTTTATTAGCATGCATTTCATATACGCCTGTTAAGCAGTCTGGTGCATCATCATGCTGCTTTTTCTTATTATCTTTACGGTAGCCCATCAAAGCAGCATAAAACTTTGGCCATTTACGCTCCCAGCCTTCAGGGAATAAGATGTCATTCATACAGCAAGCAGAATTAGCATATATACGCGATGCTTTATTCTGTGTCTGTGTGAATGAATTGACAGCACATCTAAAATTACGAAGTGTTGCTCTGAGTATTCGCTTAACATTACGTGAAAATGCTCGACCGCCATTATTTGATTCAACCAAAGCTTTAATAGTATTATTACGCGTATAGAGTTCTGCTGTCTGTGTTTCTGTTATTTCCATAGGAGCGTCAGTAAATAGCACATCCGTCACATATACAAACTCAGGTGTATCTATAAAGCATATCGAGCACAGCATATCTGAGCCAGTATCAGCTGTATCTGTATAATTCCACTTTTTAATGGCTTGGGAGCCTGTTGGTAAAGTATCTCTCGAGTATGTTCTAAAGCCATCTGCATACATAAGACCTTCACGAGGAGTGGGGTCCTGCATGTACTGAGTATCAAAAACTAAAGGATTGACATCTCGCATTTTATGCAGTTCCTCGAGAGTATGCTTCATTGGCCACAGAGCATGTTCTTCTCCTGTCTCTGGGTCAACCTGTATAGCGGGAAGCGACAAAACAGTCCATTCTTCAGGTTCAATCTCTTGCAAATAGCCGCACAGGTCATGCTCATGGAGCCTCTGCATAATTATAATAATAGGAGTATTGCGAGAATTGGTACGGTTACGAATAGTGTTCTCAAATCGCAGGTTGATACGCTCTCGTACAATCTCAGAGTCAGCATCTTCTGGCTTCATAGGGTCGTCAATTAGAATTGCACCCTGAAACACATTAGTTCGGGCTCCTATGCCTTCAAGTACCTCATTTATATCTTCGTCAAGACTAAGCAGCGTGTTGTCTTCTTCCATTCTGGCCAAATCATCTTCTGCGGCATCAACGTTTCCGGCTCCGAATCCTGTAACCTGACCTTGAGTTGAAACGGCATAGAGTTCTCCTCCTGCCGCAGTTTTCCAACGTGTATTAGAGGCTTTTTCTGACTCCAAAGCCGACTTAGGAAACAATGATTTGTACAATTCTTCTTTCATTATGCCTCTGATGGTCTCAGAATTGTCTTTTACGAGAATATCTGAGTAGGAAAGATGCAAAAATCGGCATTTTGGGTTGAGTGCAAAGCACCAACTTATGAAGGACTTGATTGCAGTCTCAGTTTTACCGTAACGAGGAGGCATGTTAATAATAAGTCGACGACATTTGCCATCAACTACGTCCTGCAGAGCCTGAAAGATGCGTTTATGGTGCTCAGCTACTATAAACGAACGCTTATACTGAGCTTTAAACATAGCCTTTGTGTACTTTTCAAACGAAGTAAGCATCTCCAAGCGTAAAAGCTCAAGCGGATTGACCTGCTGAGGCTTAAGATTCTCAGCAGATATGACCTGTTCCTGCATTTTCGATAGAGTTCGCTTAACAGGATTTACTGGCTTTGTGTGAATATCTATTTTGCTCATATTTTTGTAATTATATCTATACTACGAATACCGTTATAATCTATTAGTCTTGAATACGGATAGTTTTTAACCTTAGCATATTCCGGCTGTGGGTCAAATACAATATTGAAGTTAATATCGCATAAAACACTGTGCAGATGGCTTATAGGATGCTCATCTGGAGTAGTATATTTTGGCGAATAGACTCCAGCCATAAACAAACCATTGATTCCATATTCTGGCTTTATTGCATTAAACGAACATTCATCATTTATCCATGTATTTTCATAAAGATTAAACTGAGGGTCTTCAAGAAATGGGACGCGGGGATTAAATAGTTCTTTGCCAGAAAGATTATAGTCATGTCCCTTGAAAAACTTCTGGGCCTCTAAGAACCAGTTTTCGCCCATCTCGATAAAATGCGGAACGTCTTCGTATTCTAAATCAAGTATAGCTGCTATGCAACATTTATAACAGTCTCCGTGTCTTGGGTCATCTATTCTCTGATATATTTTTTTCATAAGCTTTATGCTTTAGCTGAAATTCACTATTTTAATTCCTACAATCTCTAATTTTTATTTAATATAATTTATCATTTCAATATTTTCGGTTCAACTGAGATATATTTCGGTCATTCCTGTGATATTTGAGATGGTTTATTATATATAAATAATGTACGCACGTATGCGGGGGATAAATCTACTTAAGGAGAGTGTCTCTAATAACGATATAGGCTTCTCGTGAGACTGGAGTGTTGGGAATTATGCCTGTCATTTGCTGTGTTTGCTCAGGTAGGTTGAGCATCATACCAGCTTTTCCAAATATACGGTCCCACAGCTTTTCAACGGTTTCAATATTTCCAAGCATTGCATCATCAAGAATACGCTTTATAACAGTTTTTATAGCAACCGGTGTCTTTTTATTTTTATAAATGGCTCCAAGTTGGTTCTCATTTGCTGTTAATAAGCATGCAAGAAGATTAGCGGTATCGGTTTTTGTTAACTGCAGATTGAGATTTACATTAAGCTGAGTGAGAAGCCGCACAACTTCTGGCCTCGTTGTACCCTGAGAAGCCATTATGGAGCGAGCTACATCAGAAGCCATTGAAATTTGTGGCATGTTGTGCCTTGCAGCCTCTTCGTTGCCAATTTCTATTGCCTCTTCAGCTGTTATGTACGGATTCTCATCTTCAAGTTGTTGGATTGCTGCCTCTTTAGCTTGTTCTTTTTGCTCTTGATGCTCTTGGACAGCATGACGAGCCACTTCAGCTTCTTGCTCTGCACGTATTGCAAATCGAGCTTTAGCCAGCTCTCGAGCAGATTTACGTTGATGGATGTCGGTCGCTTTCTGTTCTACTAAGGACTGACGAGCCTCCATGCCATCTGTACCGAGTAAAGATGAGCTGTCGGGCAACAAATCATTTATATTTTCAGCAATTTTGTCTTTTCTGTTCATATCTGTATAATTTTAGAATAGTTCGTCGTCTTCAATATTGACTTTTTGTTCTTCAACTGGTTCTGTTATGGTTTCTATTGGCTCTTCTATATAGCCTTTGAGCACAAGAAACTGTTGAACTGAGCCAAGTTCCGTATAAGCTTTGAAAATGTTATACTTGTAGAGCTTTCCACATCGATTGTGTTCTTCCTTCGACTTAAAAATCGATTCAAGATAGGCGCGTATCTCAAAGATTGTCATTTTACGCGTCTGAGTACTCCTATGGGCACTATAGTCGAGCCCACGCAATAAATATTGTATATCGCGCAAGGAGTAGATAACCTGCTTGAGTTCGTCGCAACGACTAGTATCTTTGAAACCGTTTTCCTTTGTGTATACAGCTTCAGGAATTGTCTGCTTCAGCAGGTTATTAATTATACGCAGTTTCGTTAGCTGCGTGTTTAGTGATAAGGGTTTCTTCATAATTGTTATGTTTTGATATCGCAAAAGTACAAAAAATTGCCGAAATATAAAAATTTTTCATGTTAAAAATCTATAAAAATAATAATCTTTTTGTTATACCTATTTTTATGTCAAAAATCAATTCTGTATGAGCCTCTGGGCCAAGAAACATAAAAATTTTCGTAAACAAGGAATTTTTTATTGTTTATTATTTATAGTGTTCCCGTAAGTGATTGAAAATCAATAACTTATATCAATTCTGTTATAATATAAACAAAATAAACAATAGTTCCTTAATACAGATATAGAGAGTTATTATAACAGAATCTTAATATTCTGTAGTAAAAGTGTGGTTTTATAAAATTATATATAAATTATATAGGGAGTTTGTTTCTTTTGTTTCTTTGTTCCAAAATGAAAAAAATTCCTATGTTTCTGTCGAACTTCATGGACACTTTGCCTTGTTTCTGTCGAGCTTTTTATTGTTTCTGTCGAATTTTATTGTTTCTCGGCAAAATTCATTGTTTCCGTCGAACTATTTTTCCATAAAACTTTTGTGCCAAATTTTATCATATAGGATTGTGTACCTGTTTATTTTCTGTCGAACTTGATTTGAAGCATAAATCTGATGAGGCATTGAATTATATAGGAGTGAGGCCCGGCGGCAGACAGGCAGGGGCCTAACATTTTTTAACCGGCCTTAATGCCTTTTAACAATTGATGCCTCTCTGCCTGTCCACCTGTTAAGTACTGTTAAACTTAACTAACATACTAAAAAATACCTGAAAGCCGGTGTGCCTGGCACCCAGCCCTCAGGCTTTTAGTCTCGGAGGCAGGAGGAGCACCAACCCCTCCCACCTGTTAACCTGTGTTAATGAATGTTAATCATTCCACCCTTGATGCTGATAGTCTCCACCAGCACATCCTCAAACTGCTTACTTTCATCATCCAGTGTGCACACCTTGTAAATACACCAAGCCATGTGGTCCCTCTCGCTCATCTCCAGCTGGTCGGCCGGCATTGCCTTAAGGAAGTCCAGGACTGCCTTCTCACAATAGTAGTGGCACTCAGATTTTGTCATGTACTCGCCCGTGTGCTGATTAGCTGCCGGAGCTGTTTCTTCAACGTTAGCTACTACGAATGCCTTGAAAGTGAACTCTCTCTGAATTTTAACTTTTGTTGCCATAATTGTAAAAATTTTTTAATTGTTTAACTTAATGTCCCCGTATCTCCGAGGTACATTGCAAAAGTACTAACTTTATATCATACTAAAGTCATTTATACAAATTTTAACTATAAATTTAATGCTTTTTAATAGTAATTTACAGAATTGGCTCATAGGTATATCTAAATTAACGATTTAAACACATTTTAATATAAAATTTGTAGGCTCTCCTATTTATATATAATAATGTACACACGCACGTGTGTAATACCTAAATATATATAAAATATTGAAATAGGCATATCTCTCGTCATCCCTATCGCGTTCAAATATAAAATCTATATAATTATATGGCTTGGCTCATTTGAACGCGATAGAGGACACACATAATGTTCCCGAAATCCGGATATATATTTTTAGTTAAAAAATATTAACGATTTGTTAAACTAATATAATTGAGTGAATTTTTGTCTGCCTTTGTTAACAAACCTAAAATATTGTCCCTATCGCGTCGAAATTCAAAAAATGAGTATCTATATGGCTCACATGATTTGGACGCGATAGGGATGACGATTTGAGCAATAAGTGTCAAAAGTACACTTATAGATTGTTACTTTTTTTGAGTACTCCGGTAACAGATTGAAACTAAAAAATAATTTGGCATATTTTTTCAGTTAAAAATCATTAAAATCTAAGGCTCGCCAGTTAGTAACATTTCTTAATAAATTGCTAACAACTTTTAACTAAAATAATTTTCTGGTTTGGAGGATTTTACAGGTCTAAGGCATACAACTTTTAACAAATCACTAACATCTTTTAGCTAAAAATATTTCTCCGTTTCATAGATTTTTGCGTGTTAATTTCTGTCTAAAAGTGTCTTCAGGTGTTAATGACTCCGGCGAAGAAGGCAATTAACATTTGCTAACAATTGATGCTGTGACTGTCAATGAGTATTAAAGCATCGGCGCCCTCACAATGCCGTAAATTTTCAAACTTGAGGCAAAAATCCAAAAAGCAATTTCTGCTGCACCCTCCCGAGAGAATTCTGGAGCTTCGCGGAGCCTATTAGCTGCGCCGTTTTACAAAATTGCTCTACACGCGAACATTATTATATATAATATATACTGCAGCACTGTGACAGACATATTTTCACGCTGTTAACATTATTTAACCAAAATTATTTTCGAGTATGGAGAAAAGTGTGTACTTTTGCACTGTAACATTAATTAAGTTCAGCCCTTTAAAAATTTACAGTATTATGGCAAAATTAGTAACAGTAGTACAAACGTACTTCAGAGACGGTAACTACCACAACAACAGAGTTGAGATGCAGATTCCTGATGAGGCCGCAGAAATCATCAGAAAGTACTGGCAGGAGAAACAAATTCACAACTGCACAGAAGCTAAATACTTAGCAAGCAATCAGGCTGCTACAGTTGACCTTTATGGTGAAAGATATGATGAAGAAATTCTGCTCTGTGGAATGCATAATATTGCGGCCACTGAACGGGTCGAAGATGAGATATTTGAACACAGTTTTAAATCAGACGAGGAGGACGAAGATGAATAGTATTAAAATTCACTGCATTGCTTTTGTTATTGCTTTTCCGTGTATTTTAGCACTCTCAGAGGGAGAGCCAGTAATAAACCTTATAGGAATAGCTTATATTCTGTTTCTTTTCAGGTTATCAAGTACCAAAATAGGAAAACGATTCATTCGCAGTTATTATAGAGAAATTCTCCGGCTTGAATCACTCCTATAATAATCAAAAGCAGAGCTGTTCGGCTCTGCTTTTTAAGGCATATATAATAGCGGCACTGTGACAATATCGTTATTTGTTAATCATAAAAAGCTGTTAGTTATTATATAAAGGCCGAAACTCCAGAAATGACCTCTATCGCGTTCAAATTTTTTATCCATATATCTATATAGATTTTTGATTTTAACGCGACTCGATTAAAAAGAGATATGAAATTCATACGCTGTTTATAAAGTTTCAAGCCTAACATTTTTAAACGATACAGCTCTAAGGCAGTAATCTATATATAATTCGCGGCACTGTAACAATATTGCAATTCAGGATATGACACAAAAAGAAGAGCCGCTCTTCTCAGAGCAGCTCTGCAACAAAAGTTAAATTTAAAAGTATAGAATAAAATTATAGAGTTTTTGAAAGGAGAGCAATTATGCAAGGTCTTCCTCTGCTTCAGTTCCAGCAGCCTCAGCCTGAGCGTCATGCTTAGCAGCGAGTTCTGCTTTAGCAGTCGCAAGAGCTGTCTTACGGGCCTCGAGAGTCTCCTGGGCCTTAACCAAAGAGGCCTCAGCTTTCTTCAGAGCTTCCTCAGCGGCAAGGACCTTCTCCTCAGGTGTCAGCATCTTGCGAGGCTCACGAGCTTTGCGCTCCATGAATGCTTGGTTCATCTCCTGTCCCTTCTCATCGAGTTCCTCAGCCAGACCTTCGAGCTCAGCCAGAACGATTGAACCATCCTCAGCCTTGGTGTAGTTGATGACCTTGTGGCAGGTCTTCTTGATACCCAGCTCGTCTTCGAACTCGATGCGATAGTACATACCGTTGGAGCGCTTATCGTTGAGCAGGCTCACGATACGGCCGACCTTTTCCTCATCGAGCTGAATGGTCTTACCCACGTTAGCTCCAGCTACCTCACGAACAGCCTCAGCCTCAGCTTCCCACTCACCAGCTTCCATCTTAGCCTTAGCCACACGAACCTTGCTGGTGGCCTTCTTCTTCAGCTCTACAACCTCATCCAGAATGGTGATGTCCTCGGAGCCATACTTCTTGTAGATTTTACGGCTCTCCATGTCGTCGACTGCATCGGTCTCCACCTGATAGTAGACCTGCATGGCGCGCTTATCCTTCAGAGTAGTCAGGATAGTACCGTCAACACGGATAGCAGTACCTGGGAGCAGAACAGTACAACGGTGACCCACATTTTCCTTAGCCAATTTCTCGGCCTCAAGGAGCTCTTCCTCGCTCATCTTCGGACTGGCTTTGCGACCACCTTTCTTCTTCTCTTCACCAGCAGATTCACCATCTTCAGGAGCGGATGCTTTCTCTGCGGCCTCGATAGCCTGCTTCTCCTCATCAGAGAGCTCGGTTCCTTCACCTGCACCAGCCTCAGCTTGCTGTGCGTTACGTGACTCCAGAATAGCCTTGATAGCTACTGCGTCTTCTTCACTTGCAGTCTCGAGGAGTGCGTTCAGTTTCTTGGTGCTCATCTGAGCAAATTTCTTTGTTGCCATAATTCTTTAATTTTTAAATTGTTAAACTTTGGGTTTATTGATTAAATTAATGTTTTATTTTCATGTGCAAAATTAATATGAATTTCTCATATAAAAAAATTATTTTAGTTAAAAGAAGTTAACAGCTAAAACTTTTTTCTGAGAGGCTTCTGATTATTATATTCTTATTATATATTATATAATAATGTTCGCACGCGCGCGTATAGGCCTGGCGGCGCTGTGGCAATGCAGATTTAAAGCAGCTATATATAGCGGCACTGCAGCCGTGCATGATATATATAATTGGCGGCACTGCGGCAGACATATTTTCATGCTGTTAACAAAGTTTAACTAAAAATATTTCCCCGTTTCAAGAAAAATGAGTAAATTTGCACATCTATTATAGTATAATAAATAGTTAAAAAGTGTTAGCGAAATTAAAAATATGTGACCAGCAATGGACAATGTAAGTAATGATAAATTCGTACAAAAGCCGAGATTATTCTCGGTAAATAGATTGTTATGCATAAATTTTGCAAAATGATACAGAAAATCAGACAGCAAAATTCAGTGCACTGGGCCCGAGAGAATTCACGAGTTCTCCGGGACAAATTAGTAGTGCCATTTTTAAAGTAAATTTATATGATAGCAGACAAGTTAGATTACAATCAGGAAAAAATGGAGATTGTTCAGCTGTCCAATGATGCTTATCATTTCTTGGCATTTAAGGAACCATGCTTAGATGAAGACAACATGGATGAAGTTGAAGAATTTAAGGAACAATTCCCTTATGGCTTTAAATTTGAACCAGACGTTGAGCCTGTAGAAGACTCAGATTTGGTAGAGTGCAAGGTTATTCCTATATGTGAAAGCAGTACGCCATTTACACACTATAAATTAGAAGGAACTTGGTGGAAACTTGAATTTTACTATAACGAAGATAAAACTAAAGCATATTATAGAATGTATGACATGTATAGCGGACGCTTTTTAGATTATGGCTGGAACGATGTTATAATAAATAAATGTGGACATCCAGAAATAAGACCGAAAGGGTGTATTTTTCCTTTGTGGGGAAAATCCTGGATAAAATATTAGGTGCACCGGCCCGAGAGAATTCACGAGTTAAAAGGCTTAAAAATAACCTGAGATTTTGCGTCTCAGGTTATTTTGTTACCAATAACATTGGCCACAAGATTTAAGCCAAAGTCTTTTGAATCTTTAGCAGCTATTTGGGCATTCAGATATTTTACAATACTACGAAGCATGATATTATTTTCATGTACTTCTCTAAGTAGTTGCTTTTCTTCATCCGGAGTCATAACAGTTCTTCGTCTCTAATATAGTTGTATAACTTTTCAAACCAAAACGGATTCAACATAAGAAGGTGATAGTATGTATTGCCTTTTATGTTAATCATCTTAGAGGCAAAGTAGACTTCACGCTCAGCGAGCTTTTCACGCGCAGAATACCATCTATGAATAGCTCTGTCAACACAATCCAAAAAATATGGACTGAGCGAAGCATCACGCTCTTCAAGAATAACTTGCTCGGTTCCTTGCTTAAAGAAATAAGGCAATTTGGGATTTACCCAGAATGTCTTAACCTCACCGAAGTGTGGACTGGTTTTGTACAAAAATCCAGGATTCTGTATAAAAATCCAAGGCCACTTAATGGCAGCAAGTTTAACAGGAGCAGGAATAGCAGGCGCAAGCAATTTAGTTATACGATTATTGATATACTGCTCATACTTTACAATTAGCAACCGTAAAGGTTTTGTGAGCAATTCAATCACAAGGCGTTTATGCTCAACAGGGATTACATCACCTAAAGGCAATAACTTTTGGTCAAATGCCATACGATTTATTTCGATTTTTCGTAAATCTCTGTTGTGCTTATATTTAGCTGCACCTTTTACTAACTTTTCTGCACGCCTTTGTTTCTTCTCAAGCTCTGTAAGTTCTTCTTCAGCTTTTACAGGAGTATCAGAGACCGAGACAATATCTTCTCCAGTATCAAATAACTCGCCATCATCTCGTCTGATAAATTGGCCTTTGTCATTTACAACCCAGGTTGATTTATTGAACCAGCTATTAGGGTTATCTCTCAGTTCATCGAGTAACTCATTCACTTCTCCTTCAAGTCTATCTTCCTCGATGCTTGAAACTGTAGAAATCTCTGTTTTAGCAAGGTCCTCATCTTCGTCAGATATTTCCTGCAAGAAATTAGCATACTGATTATAGTCTGCTTGCTTCTCAGGGGTTAATGTTCCCTGAGAGGCAGCAAACTCAGCAAGAGCTTGGTCAAGCAGTTGGTCAAAATCACTCATAGATTTGGATTCCATCTGAAGATTGATTTAAGTACATCTTGACCCGTAGAGGCATTAAGCATTCCAAAATAAGAAATGGAAAGCAATAAACGGGCGACTATGTGTAAAAGCCATGCAGCTATAAACACTGGTGAATACACTAAGCCTACTAAGGTCCATGTAATAATAAAAAGCATTGGTCTATTACGTTTCATATCTTTATTTTTTATAGGTCCATGTGATTTATAGTTCTACCTACAGCAAATCTTATCAATAAGTAAAGCTGCTCGTAAAGTATTTTCTGCTTTGTCCATAGTTTACAAGCTTAATTTTTCTAAGTTTTCAGTTGCTTCTCCATTCTGAATGGCATCATAATTATCCATCATCTGCTTTACAGTACGACGGTATGCATCATTACCAATAGCAAGAACGATATTGCGTTTTGCAACAGGCATTTTGGATTCTTTGTCCAAACAAGCAATATATTCTTTTCTGAAATTCTCCTGTTCAAGAGTATTATTTCGCTTAAGAGATTGAAAAGCATAGTAGTTAACAATTCTGTAACTGTTGATAGCTTTTCTTAGTCCAATAGCAAATAAATTAGTATTTACTACTTCAGCAACGGTCATTTTTGCAATCTCAGGATATTTTTCTCTGATGTCTTTAGCATCAGATTCAATTTTCTCATTAAGCTGCTCAAGCTTTTTAGCTATTTTTGCAGGCTTTGCAGGTTTTGGTTTATTCTTCATAAATTTATAATTTTAAAATTATCATTCCATGTTAATTCAACACCAAACATTCTTTTTATAGAACCAGCTGGAAGCGTAAGATAAATGTCAATAGGAACTGTGCCAGTTTTACCAACTTCAATTCCCGTATAATCGAGCATCCAATGTGGTGGCTGTAGCGTATCATTATAGCATAATACATCTTTTTTATTTGCTTCATAATTAATATATCTTTTTAATGGCATCTTTGAAATTATCTCAGAGCCATCTTGGTTTACTCCTATATACAAGTTCATCTTTGTTTTAGATTAAAATGTTTCTCGTATATATGCATATCATGTGCAAAGTGATAATACGTTCCAACTTCCAGGCCAAGCTCAGCGGCAACAAGCTCTTGCAATTTACTAAAACAGTATTGGTCATTACAAAAGCCATAAACCAAATCATTAGACCTCATAAGGACTGTCATGTTAAGCTCATTATCTGCACAAGGATGTACGCTGAAACCAACAGCCAAAGTACAAGGAGTATCATACTGGTATTGGTCTTTTTCTTTGCCATCAAAGATAGAAATCCACGCCTGTCGTGTGTTTTTATCCTTTTTGAGTTGTTCTATAGTTTTATCAAGTTGATTGCTACGACCCCATTGCCATCCGTAATTAGAATTAACAATATTATCGCCGCCATGCATTTTATCCCAAATAGGCGCATGCTTTTTGAGTTCTTCAACAGACCTGTTTTGTGAGAGATACCATTGCCACTCACGCTCGGCATATTTGGGATTCCATTTACGCCATCGAGTCTTTATATTATTATCAAGTGGTCGCTCTATGTAAAATCCCACATCATACAAAGCCTTTGTTCCAATTTGTGTATAATATCCATAATGAATGATTTGATTATAGATATATTCAAAGGCATCTTGTGCATTTAAAAAACATTGTCTATGCATAACTGAGTACATTATACTAATTAACTTTTACGTTTCATGACAAATAATTCTTCTTCGGCTTCTTCATTGAGAGCTTTTACAATCTGAGTTGCCTCTTCGTAGGTTAAATCTGTATATGGGTCATCGTCATCATCATAGGCTAATTCGCCTGTAATAACCCTAATGTCATATAAAGAATTTTCACGCTCGTCGATGTATGCTTCTGCAGCATCTTTGGCACAACAGCATATATCCCAAACAGCTTGTTCCTTTTGAAAATCAAGCTTGAAGGTATTACCTAAAATCTGTATATAAAACAGCCTAAGTATACGCGGAGCAAACAATCCTTGCTTTTCCATATCCTGATATTCTTTGAGCCATCTGCCAAAGCCTCTTCTTTTAATAAAAGCTTTAGCATAATAGTCTATAAATCTCAGGAATTGTGGGTGATAAACAACTTCTGGAAGCTTAGTAATTTTATTTGCCATAGGATATTAACTAGTAGAAACTCCAGATTTAATCTCTATCGTCATCAAATTTCTATTCTATATAATTTATAATTTGAATATTTTTGGTGATTCTGAGATATAAATCGGGAGTTTCTGTGAATATTTTTAACTATCTCCTGTAGACCCGAATCCACCATCACCTCTTTCAGATACTTCTGAGAATAGTTGGTCTTCTGGTACAATTTCTATATTCTCATACGACACAGGTACCAAAATAAACTGCGCAATTTTGGTACCAGGCTTAATGGTTACATATTCATTGCCCACATTGATAAGGTGAATATGAATTTCGCCCTGATAGTCTTCATCGACAATCTTAGCACCAAGTACAACAATAGTAGTATAAGCTGTTGGCTTTGGAGTTCTACCTGCCTCAACAGCTGCTTGTTTAGAAGTTACTACTCCTGACTTTTCTGCAGCCATCAGCATAAATCCTTCTGGTACCTGAGCTTTAATTCCTGATGGAATAAGCATATCACGTTGAGGAGGGAGAACTTTCTCAATAAAGTCATTTGGCACAAAGAAATCAATGCCCGCTGACTTGTCTGTACCTCTCTCTGGTGTTTTAACATCTCTTACTTTTGCTACTTTCATATAAATCTGAATATTGTTTAAAGTTTTTTATTATGTCTTTATACTCTATAGGTGTTAAACCTGTTATTGCTGTTCCTCTGGAGATGTCATTCATATTAATAATGCCTTCATCTCTGAGCTTAACAAATTTCTTGAACTTTTCTTTTGTAATCATTCTCTTATCTGATTAAACCCCATTCAGCAAATGCTTCAAATCCGCCGAGCATGTTAATATAATCACGAGCAATCTTGACAATCTCAGCATAAGGCTTGCCATCTACGTACTCATCACCAATAGCACAGCAAGCTTTATATTCATGTCCAGTTTGCCGAGCCATTATGTGACAATATATGTTAACAGATACATCAGCTTTGCTCAGGTCTTTGCCATGAAGACCGCCACCTGTAACCGCATCACCCATATCGCTGCCAAGTTTACGATTTGTTGCTCCACAATCCACATCTGAACCACCGGTCCAAGGGCCAAGAGGATTTACATTAAGAGTAATAATGTCATCTTCGCCTTTATACCAATCCTGGAGAAGTTTTTTGATAACCTCGCTGTTTTCTACACCACTCTGACAGATAATAAGATTCTTGCCATTAAGTACAAACTTACCATCTGACCTGAAATTCTGATAGAGAGCTGTAGCTATATCTTGAAGTAACCATTGCTCATCTGATACAGGACAGCCCTTAAAAATTCCATTGTCCCCACAGCGGATTTTTCCTGCTTGATTTGAAGCTAAATGGGCATCCTGTGGAACCTCGATATATGTAGTATTGCTTATACCAGAAATACGGCGTACTGCCTTAGCTACTTCATACTTGTCAAGTTTTTCACTTGTTTCAGCAATTACAAAGGCTTTTCCGTGCCCAATGAGAACCTCTACAGCAATTTTTGGGCTTTCAGCTTTTTTATAAGCCAAGTCAACAAGGGCGCCGGCTATTCTGTCGGCGACCTTATCTGGATGCATGGGATTTACTTTTTCGAACATAAAAACATTGAATTAAGTTGGTTAACGAGCTTCAAGTAGAACTCGACATCTTTCTGACGTCGAAGAGCGAATTTGGCATTAAGAACCTTCATAGCATCGTGTACTTTGATAGGAGTTCCATCTACTATGATAGCGCGGTATGGCGGATAAAATTCCGTGTTAACCTTGTCAAAATTATGTTCAAACGCGTTAACCTTAACATTGTTCTCACCAACTTTGAATATGTAGACCTGCTGAGCATAATGTTCATTTTCATACTGACAACCTGAGAGATTTTCAAGCTCCTTGAACATAGCTTGCAAAGCCGGGCGCGTATCATTCGATGTGATTACAATGATGTCAATATCATGTACTTCTGTACCTTCTGGCAGCAATCCATGATAGAAAAGCGCTGCTGTACCTGTCAATACATAATCAACGTTTCTGTTCTCTAAAAACTCATTAAGAGCTTGAATGTCTTTGTTTGTTACCATAATACTGTTAATTTTTAATGTTTAAAAAAGTTCGTCATCTTCCTTATAATCTTCAAATAAATTAGGCTCTTTATACTTTGGTCCTTCGACTTTGTAATCACCTGGTTTGCGTTTAAGAACCCATAGAGTATTACGGGACATATCTGGGAACATAGGCGCCATTATGTTCGCAATTAAGTTAGAATCATAATAAGCCTCAAGAGCTTTAAGCATCTCTTTTTGCCAAGCATTCATATAAGGTTTATAGTCCTTCTTAGAAGCAAATGTACCAAATTTCTTGATAATCTGGAAATGCTTCTTGAGCAAAGCCTCAAGCTCCCAATGGTCATACTCCTGAACATCTACACCACGACCATCACCTGAATCATAGGTGTGATTACCAGCTGCACCAACAGATGGGTCATAATTTGGAGTGGACAAATAATAGGTTGCATTGTTGTTTCCACAAGCCTTGAAATGCTCCAGGAAAACGTCACCATTCTGTTTGCCGACATGCTCAAGCACTTCGAATGAACAAACCTTGTCTCCGTTGAACTGACTGAAGTCCATATAAGGCTTAACAAGGTCGGCCACATAGAAATGAGCCCAGTCAACTCCTTTGAACTTCTCGCGTGCTGCGTTGATAGTCTTTTCGCGAATATCAATGCCTACGTAAGATTTTTGTTTAAATTTGTTACGGTAAAGAACTTCCAAGAGATTAGCTTGGCCGCAACCAAAATCAACGATTGATTCACCAATTTTGGCTTCCTTCAAAATGTGAGTCCAGCGCAAATAGTGAGCAAACTGGTCTCTGTGAAATACGTGACGCTCAAAAGCCTTATCAGGCGAGAGGTCGGTAGTGTTGTACGGTAATGACATGATGTTAACTAAAATTATTGTTTAAATATCAGAATTTTCTTCTATGTAATTATTTAGTGCTCCTATATAAGCAGCAGCATCTAAGAGATTATCTTCACGATGGCTATAAGCCTCGCGTGAAAGCTTAAGAGCTATCATAGCTCTATACATACCACGGACCGAAATTTGCTCATTCTCTGGAGAAGCAGCATTATATATAGCTGTTGCTCTTTCCATAGATTTGCCGAATGGCCCATACATACGTTCTTTTTCTTCTGACCGTTGATTAACAATCTGGTCTGCTTTTTCTAAGATGTTCATTTTGTATATTATTAGTGCAAATTTAAAAAAATTTCTCAAATAAAAAAAATATTTTTCGAATTATTACAAAATTTTAAAGTGTTTTCACCTTTAATAAATTTAACTGTTATTACTCATAAATACTCGATATAATTCAAGCTTAGCCTTAATACTGTTCATTAAGTTGTTCTGAGTTTTATCTTTTGATTTTAATGCTTTAACTACATCTTCGTCATGTGTACCAGATGTGACTATGTGATGTATTATAGTTCTTTGCTTCTGCCCTTGACGATACAGGCGCGCATTAAATTGTTGATACAATTCGAGTGACCATGTAAGTCCATACCAAACAATTATATTTCCTCCCGCTTGAAGGTTAATACCGTGGCCTGCAGATGCTGGATGTGCTAACATAAGTTGAACTTTGCCCGCATTCCAGTCGTTAATATCTTCAGCGGTTTTAAGCTCTCGAGGTGCCATACTTCTGAAGTAATTTTTAATTCGGTCTCTGTCAAATTGGTACGTCCACGCAACCAATACGGGTTTACCGTCTGCTGCCTCAATTATTTCCTTGAGAGCTTCAAGTTTTAAATCATGTATAGGTACAACATTTTTATTTTCATCATACATGGCTCCATTGGCAAATTGAAGAAGCTTATTTGATAGAGCCGCGGCATTAACAGCATTAACAGTCGTCGCACCTTCTTCTATCTCATTCGCAAGTGTGATGACATTTTCCTGTTCAAATTTTTTATAAGCATCCATAAGTTTATCAGGCATTGTGACTCTGACAAAGTTATCAATGCGCTCTGGCATCTCAAGATAATCTTCTGCTCTCATGCTGATACAAATATCCTTGATTCTCTCCTGTATAAGTCTCTCAGAATCTGAAAGCAAGTTATAGGAATAAACCACGTAGCCATTAGATGCACCAGGTCTAAAATATCTTGAGCGATAAGCCGATATTGTTTTCTCTAATCTTTCACCTCTGTCAATAAGGTACATTTGTGACCACAGATTTATAAGGCCATTTGGAGCAGGAGTTCCAGTAAGACCGACGACACGTTTAAACCAAGGCCTCGCAAGTCTAAGTGACTTAAATCTCTGTGTCTGATGCGCTTTAAAACTACTAAGCTCATCAATTACAAGCATATCATAAGGAAGCTTAGCAGCATAAAGTGAACAAAGCCACGCAATATTGTCTCTTGAGATTATATACACATCAGCTTTAACTTTAAGAGCTGCTAATCTCTGCCGTTCTGTTCCTATAATCTTGGAGAAAGTAAGGTGCTTTGTATGGTCCCATTTTTTGGCTTCTTCTTCCCACACTGTTTCTGCTACGCGTTTAGGAGCGATTACGAGAACTGTATCAATTTCACAATAATCGTATTTAAGCTCCTCTATGGCGGTCAGTGTAGAAATAGTCTTGCCGAGCCCCATATCAAGAAACACCCCACAGAATGGGTGAGAGATGATATGCTCAATACAAACTTTTTGATATTTATGTAAATCGCTTCTATCCATTTATTATTACGTCTTCTATTACTTCGGCTGCTTTTTCAGCAGTATCAACTACTTCAACCCTAAATCCAAGCTTGCGAATCTTATTATGCATAAACAGCTGAATCTGTCTGGGTTTCTGCTTTGTTGTCTTTGTCTCAATAAATACTATCTTACCTTTAGGAAATATACATAGCCTATCAGGCAATCCAAGCAAATGAAAGCTCAGAAGCTTTATACACATACCGCCGTTTAAGGTAGTATATTCTACAAGCTTGCGCTCGACTACTTTTTCACTTTCTATTTGCTGACTCATAATAAGTTATCTTTACGTTTATAGAATCTCTGTTTACCATATATTGGAAAATTCTTAGTTGAACTAATAAACTCCCAATTAGGCAGAGAAGCCATAAGACTGTTAATATCTTTGGTATTATATCGCGTCATGTCATTCTTATCTTTGCCAAGGCACTCGCACCATATTTCAGCTGTACATACAAAGTCTCTTTGTTCTGTACCTACTTCTGCTAATGGGTCATCAAGCCAAGACCTGCGGTCGTAGAGGTCTTTCTTATCCCAATCTTTCGGCAGAAGTCTATTGAGGTACTGTTCAACCAAGCCGGTTCTCTCATCAACCGCAGAATGTTCAGTTTGGCTCTTCTTTGCAAGCTCGCTTTCTTCATCATCAAAGTATAATTTTTCACCTTGCTTAACAAGATAATAAGCTTCAGCCCATATCTGGTCAACTTCATTTTGTGTCAAATCATCTCGTACGGACTTAGTCGCATGGTCAAAATCAATATTAACAGGATTGAATCGTCTATTGCCTGATGGGTCATGTAGAAAGTCAGAATCATTTGTAGTACCAAAGAACACACATTGGCGTTTATAGGTTTCTACTGTTCGACCGTATGCTGGTCTATACATATCATCACATTTAGAAATAAACTGCTTAATAGTTTCAACTTCAGCTTTTTTAAGTCCTGAAAGCTCTGCCATTTCTACAAGCCATGCACCGCGTAATTGCTCAAATGACTCTTTGCCTTGGAATGTTGAGAAGGTATCAGAGAACCAATCCATGCCAAGTTTTCTAACAAATGTGCTCTTATAAGTACCTTGTTTTCCAACAAGCACTAAGACCATATCAAACTTTGCTCCTGGATGAAACACTCTTGTAACAGCAGCACATAATGTTTTACGAATAGCTGCTCTTGTATAACTATTGTCTGTTGCTCCAAAGTAATCTACAAGCAGCGTATCAACGCGAGGAACTCCATCCCACTCAAGCGAATTAAGATATTCCTGAATAGGATGAAAACTATGTTTTTCTACATCAAGTGCCAAGGCATCATCTATTTTCTGTGAAGATACGATACCATATACGCATTCAATATAGTTACGCACACCTGAATAGTCTACATCACGCATAGGCTCTTCGGCTTCAATTTTACGCCAAGGAACTGATTTAAGAATGTATCTTTTAGCATCAAACATATTAAGCTTAAAAGCACCTTTCAGGTATCTATCATTCTGAACAATAAGATTTATATTTGTAGCAGAATTGTTATACTCGCCTTTAGTATTTGCTTCAAGCTGTTCAATCCATGTATTATCTGCTTCTGTATCTTCTGGTAAATCTGCTGCAAAATCAAACTTAGCTTCTGCAAACTTTTCATCAGCAATTTGATGTTTTACAGCACTATCTTTCGTGGCAAATTCTTCCATTGCCTTAAAAGATGCTTTGTCTTGGTCTGATTTTTCTTTACCTGTATCTAAGTGTCCATATTTATGAATACGAACAAGGTCAAAGGCGTTACATAATCTACCTCCAGCTGGGTCTGTTCCATGATGTGAATAGGCAAACTTGTCATCATATATAATAAGACCGGCAGATGTAGAACCAAGCTTATAGGTATATCTGCCATCACCGGCTGGTTCATAAACATCTGATAAAAATGTTTCAATGGCACTTTCAATACCGTAAGCTCTGCAGAATGTGCCAACTATGCCTTTTTTATCTTCTGGGTCTTCTTGCTTCTTAACATCTTTCAGTATAGAATCTGTAGAATTAGCAGCAGTTGGCCACTCAGTTGTATCATGCCAATCATCATATAAACTTAAAACGTGGTCAACATCAAGCCATGGTCCATCTTGATATTCAAAATAATACTTTGCATCTTTAGATATGCTTGGCCAAAACATAAGTCGTTCTGGCTCAAATGTTGATTGGTCAAATAACTCAATATTTAAATCTCCAGCTATGCGTCTCGCAATAGCTTGGTATTCATCAATTGTAACTTCTCGCGACAGAGGAATTAATAGCCTATGTCTTGGTTTATCAGGTGATGACTTGTGAGTTGAGTGAATAACAGCAGCACACCCGTAGAGCATAGTAAAATCCCACCAAAAATCATTATGCGAAAAATCAATATCAAGAGATACCAGCTGTTTATACATAACAGAAGATTTACGCCGTAGTCCTTTGTCAAGATAACCTCCGACAAAGCCTCCGACGTCTTTAATTTTTCCCTGGTCAGTCTTACTCGCTCGCATAAATTGGATGTAAGTCTCATTGGTCCGAGTTGCTTCTGACAACTTGGCAACAAGCTTACTCCATCGTGCCTTAGTATTTTTCCAGATTTTAGTATTAGCACTATATCCAGTAGCAATTTCTAAGACACCATCGTATTGTATATTTAATTCTTCAGGCGTCATTAGTCTTTCTTGTAATAAGGTGTCAAATATCCATCAGCTCTCAATGGTAAATCTGAAGCCCAGTCTGGCGGAGTACTCATAAGAGCTACCATCATGTCATAATATTGCTGTTCATGTCCATCAAATGGAACTTCAGATATGCATTCATCGTGAATATGCGCAACAATTCTGTATTGAGCTCTGTCAAGCTGCATCATAGAATGACCAATAAGGTCGCGCGCTATAGCTTGTACAATATTCTCGGTTAACTTGCCACCATAGGTATCAGTCTCTCCCCACTGCTTAGTTTCCTGGATAATACCATCATAGCATAGAACTCGAACCGGCATAGTTGACCTACCAATTTTCTTATCCTTAAAATGTGGATTGGAATAGAACAATTTTCTACCTGATGGGAGCATAATCGTGAAATACTTGTCATCACAGTCAAATATCAAGTTACGGCAAGTGCCTCGTACTTTTCTATGGTATCTTACAGCTTCATGAGCACATTTTTCAATTTCACCCCACATATCCACGATTGCAGGATTTGCATTTCGCCATTTCTTAACAAGGCTCATCATTTCGGCGTCTGCCAAACCCATCTTTTCTCCACCCATTCGCTTAAGTGCTCCAAGTGAACCACCGTAACCAAGTGCAAGTTCAGAGATTTTTGATTTGTCACGTAGTACAGAACCTTTAGTAATAGCCGAAATAGGCACTCCAAACATCTTAGAGCCTGTTGCCTCGTAAATTTTACCATCACCTCTAAATACTTCCATGCGCCAGTGTTCATTAGCAAGCCATGATATAACTCTTGCTTCAATGGCAGAGAAATCTGCAACAGAATAAATATATCCTTTAGGAGCTATAAGAGCTGTTCTGACTAACTGAGAAAGAACATCTGCTACATTTCCATAAAGCATATCAACTGCTTCCCAGTCTCGCTCTCTAATCAGGTTACGAGGTGTATCAATATCATCGAAATGGTTCTTTGACAAATTCTGTAACTGCAATAATCTTCCTGCCCATCGACCCGTTCTATTAGCGCCATAGAATTGAAATGTACCGCGTACTCTATCATCTGGAGTTGAACAGTTAATCATAGCATAATACTTCTTTATAGAAGTTTTGCTAAGTTTTCTGTAAATATCAAGAGCTTCAACAACTTGTGGATAATCTTCAACCTGCTTTAATACATCTACAATTACCTCTTTGGCGAGTGAATCAACCTGAACACCTGTTGTCTTTTCAATCCATTTTCGCATTTGTAAAGGCGATTTAGGATTTTCAAGACCTGTGATTTGTTTTGCTTGATTTATAAGGTATTCACTGTAAGTATTATTTACATAGATAGCAGATTCTGCCAACTGCCTATCAACCATAATGCCTCTGTCATTGATTCTTTGGTCGACAACATAGAGCTGACGTTCTACTTCTGGTATTTCATACTTTTCAAGCTTTCTGTATATTTCACGCTCTGAAAGTACATCGTAGATATTATATTCTTTATACATTGCCCACTTTTGAGGAGCATCCATAGGATAGTTACGAGTGCGTCCACCATTTATCTTAGTGGCTTTGCATGGACACGAAAAATACTTAATAAGAGCCTTACCAGTACTAAGCTTCTTATCTACAAGGTCTAATCGCTTAGATACCTCATCCAATGATAATGGTAGGCCACAATATGCGGCTTTAACAGAGGTGCAATACCACTCAGATATTTCTGTATGAATACCTATACGTTCAAAGCATCGTCGCTCAAAGACTGCATTGTGAGCAACCTTTAAGCACTTTGGGTCATGTAAAGCTTCTATGAATTCATCTGGAAGCTTTTCATCACATGCCAAATCTATTGTCACAACTTCATCATCTCCGAATGCATAGCTACAAATCAGTATCTCAAAATCTGGTGAGGCTATATATTTGTAAGCTCCACATTCTTTAATATCTACAGATGAAAAGGTCTCAACGTCAATGAATAATTCTCTATCGTATATCATTTTGCACTCAATATATACAGTGAATTGTCATTGTTCTCATGATTCTTTTTGTAATCTTCGCATTCTGCCTTTGTACCTGAGAATACTATAGTATCTGCTAAGGTACTGAAAACGTTAAATTTAGGTTCCATAATCTGCTAATATTAAAATGTTAAACAATATATTAGTAGGCCCTGAAAGAATCGAACTTTCTCTAAGCAAGTAAATAGCTGTTTATCATTCTTGGCAGAATAAAGCAGCATTATGGACTTTGCTATTATTGCTCGTGCGCCTTTTACACTAAGAGCCTATTTAAACAGAGAGGAAGCATAAAGTTGATTAACGCCCCATTGACTGCCGGACTCAGCTTTACATAGCCTATTGTACACAGGGTTAGCTTCCTCTCTGCTATTGATTACATCATGTCATCGTCTGACCACTCGTTATCACCACCGAAGTCTTCCTCAGCAGTAGAACCACCGGCCAGCATTTCACCATCTTCGAGCTTCTGAATGTTCTGAAGACCAGCAGCGATGCCTTTCGACTGAACATTGAAAGCATAGAAGTTCAGAGATACACGACCATAACATCCCGAGTAGAATTCATCCTGCGACATGATAGGATTGAGCTCCTTATCCACAATAGCGGGCTTGCGGTTTGAGTTAGCATTGATAAACATCATGTTCTCAAATGCTGGGTCGTCACCGCGCTCCTCATCACCGTCACGCAAAGGAGTTTTGATGGTTGAAGGAATCTTGCCGTTTTTGTCAGCAATCTTTGCCTTTCCAGCAACTTTTGCTGCCTCAACAGCCTTACTAATAGCATCCAGTGTCTTTTTATCCGTTTTTGGAATAAGAACACAAATGCTATACTTAGCAACTTCACCTTCGTTCATAGCCACTGGCTCGAACACATTTGCATAACAGAATCGAACTTTGCCTGTTACGACTTTTGTTGAATTTTCAGCCATAATAATACTTAAATGATTACACTTTGGGTTATTTAAAATCGTTAATTGCATCTTCGGTTCCTAAAGCTGGACGCTTATCAGAAATAGGCACAAGAGTAGGTTTGCCTTGAGGCTTAACAATCACATCTGAGAGCTGTTCAGCAACTATTTTCTTGCCAAATATCTTCTCAATTTGTGTAATTGTCTTAAGCTTCATGTCATAAACCTGGTCTTCAGAAGCTTCTGGTATCTTAGAGAAAATAGCCTCAGCTACTGCATCCTCATCAAGCCATTTGCGTCGAGATGCACCTTCAACGAGCTTAAAACCAGGCCATACTTTACCGTGGTTAATGGCTCTATCTTGCGCATATTCCTGAATGCTATTAGCCCATTCTACAAGTGCTGGAATTTTCTTAAGAATATCAGAAATTTCTTCATCAGTTAGAAGAGCTGCTTCCTGGAAATCATACTTTGCCAGTTCTACATTCTTCTCATAAAGAGTTCTACAGCGGTTTTTAACCGCACAGAATTTACACCAATCACCTGCTCTGAGTTCACCTTCACCAGCAAAAGCAAGCTTTGCTATTGGTATAAGTTCATCAGAAGCCCATTTCAGAAGTTCATCTACTGAGATTTGCCAAGATGAAATGTTGTTAATACGAGGCTGCACAATTGTCATACGTACTTCCTCTATATCAAACAATACATCATATTTGCGCAAAGCTCCAAGACCGTAAAGCATTAGCTGCTTATTCCATTCAGCATAAACAGGTACGCCTTTTCCATGCTTATAGTCAATAACCTCGATGAGATTACCTCCTAAAATCACGCAGTCAGCAGTTCCAAAGCTCTCAGGCACAAATTCTGTCAAATCAAGCTTTTGCTCAACATCCATAATCGCCTGAGGGTCGATGGACCTTGCAGCATTGAATTGTTCTGTACAATAATCTACATACGTAGGTACTACATCAAGCATTTCTTCAGAAAAGAGCTGATTGTTCATAATCTCATCAAATCTATCGGAAAATGCTTGGTCGTCAACTGTTCCTAACACATCATGCCTAATATAAAGCTCTCCGAGCTCATGGGCAAGTGTGCCCTCGTCTGCATAGACAGAAGAGGCGCGAGGTCCTTCAGCATCTTCAAGCTTTGCACTCGGTGGACAATTAAGCCACCGATTTGCAGCTGAAGCTGAAAGGAGTGCATGCTCTCTTTCGCTATGCTTCTGAGGTTTTGTTGATGTTGTGGTCATGACGGCAGCAACTAAGACAGAGAATTAAGAAATGTGAACATCTCAGCATATTTAGCTGGGTCAAGCTTTGTGACAGAAGGAGCACCAAAGCTATTGAGCTTGGCCTTAATCTCTTCACGGTGGCCATTAACCTTAGCAGCCAGAGCCTGACGAACCTGCTCAATTGTTACTGAAGAAGCAGCAGGTGCCTGAGGAGCAGGAGCAGGAGTTGGAGCTGGAGCAGGAGCAGGAGCAGGAGCAGGAGCAGGAGCAGGAGCTGGAGCTGGAGCAGCATGATTAGAAACTACAGATGCAAGAAAGTTCTTAACATCCTGTGATAAGTTGAGCTCTACGCTCACGTTAATCTGGATAGGTTCCATAAAACTATTTAATTAAATTGTTAATATATTGGATAAAATCCGTTAATGACATTCCATCTGCGTTGCTCTTAATCTCTTGATGGACCATCTTTCCGTCTTTGTAGACTGTAATAAACGAGCCACCATAATTAAGATTAACTTGGTAGAGACCTTTAACAAATGTCAGGCATCTAAGCTTATTGTCCCATTCGCCTTTCCAATCATCAACTGAGAACAAATCAGCTACAAGCACACCTAAATAGTTTGCCAACAATTCTATTTGTGCAGAATCGAGATTTGCTTCTCCTTTAAGCACTCTTTCAAAGGCCTGCTTAGGGTACTTTATATATGGAAAAAGTACTCTGCCAAGCTCCTCAGTATTAGGGCTATAGTGCTCAATGATTTTTTGAATGTTAAATTTCTCCATGTTATATATAAATAATGTATAATAAAATTTTCATATGCAAAAATAATAATTTTTTTCGAGATAATAAAATTTTTTATGTTAAATAATATTAACGGCATAAAATTTATTCCGAACAAAAGCTGTTAGGAAACAGAAGATATACGGTAAACAATAGAAACAAATAAACAATAATCTCTATAATATAAAATTTAAATTTTTAAACTCCGCTGCTTAAATTAAAAAATTAACCTAATATATTATAAAATTATTGTTTATTTGTTTACGGCAATTATAAATTATTGATTTTCAATCACTTAGGTGTAAACAATGAATTGTTTCTTATTGTTTATTTTGTTTACAGTTAACGTAAATTAACATACTCAATATCAATAATTGTTGTATTTGGATTTTTGCTAACTACGTCTAAGGTTTTCTGTTTATAGCCAAAAAGCCATCCAGGCAGTTTGATACCAAGGAACTTTTTCCTTTGAAGACTTTCTACAAGAACAAGTTCCTCCCTATTAGCTATATTGATTTGAATTGTATCTTTGCTTATAAATCCATGCAAATCAGTCCAATATGATGAATAATTTATGGCTTTTAGCGTGTCCTTGTAAATAACTGAATCCCTAAGTTCTGTTTTTATTTTGTATTTAGTTTCAGTTTTAGTCTTTACTATAGTCTGAGGCTTATCAGCTCTGAGCTTTTTAATCAATTCTATATCTTCTTGCCGATATTTCTTATATTCGGAAAGCTTTAATTGTAACTCGCCTATCTGAGAAGCGTTAAGGCTGTCATTGACCTGGTAATGAGCCACTGAATCCATCAAAGCCGTTACATTTTGTCGGTACGCTAAATTTTCAATTTTCAGCTTTTTTTGGTATCGGTAAAATCCAAATAAGGCCACCGAGAGAATCACGGAGTAAATTACAAGGTATTTGTTTAAATTTTTTAAGATATTCATAATAAGCTAAAATTAAATAAATTAATCAGAACTCACCTAAATATTAAAGATTATTATTTATATTCCTTTATATATTGGGTGAGTTCTGATTAAAATAAGGTTACTTCTGTGAAATTTTAAACTTTATACGTTCGAGAAATTTCTATTTTTATAACACCTTTTGAGCTTCTCAATATGTTATAGAGTTTCTCGAAGGCTTCTTGAGAGTTTGTAACATGGCCTTTCACAGTGTTATATCCTACAATGAGGCAGCCAGCCGATGAGCGTTCTGTTGAGCCTTTATGCATTAAAATGCCTTCAAAGCCTGGAACTTGTAACAATCTTGGCAATCTTCCTTTGCAGAAGTTCTTGTAGTATTCAACCTGTGAAAATTTAGGCGAAACTATATTAAGCGTCAGAGTATACATCCCTGTAGGGATAGCAGTTTTCGACTTTACTTTTGTTTTTAATATTTTAGATAAAGGCCATGATTTATCCAATCCACGGTCAGTATCCTCTATAGTATCACACACATAAGTTCCATCTACATAGATATGGCCTATGCAGTAAGTCGAGCAGTTGTAGATTCTTTTTAGAAGTACTTTCATAATCAATTCATACTAATATGTACAGAGTTGTAGTATCTTTTCATTCTGTATATTCGCTCAGTGAGAATATTCTTGCTGCAATACCACTCCATCCGCTGGCGGCCTTGTACCTTGCGACCATCGTTGCATCCACATAAACTTTAGTTGTATTAGGTAATGTTACAAAAGGAATAACTCTTGTTGTACCAATTATCTTAAATGTAACGTTTGCGCCTATTCCTGAAAAACTTGTAGCAGAAACTACAGTAGTAATACTATCATGTACGGTTACATCTGTAAGAAGTGTGCATTGATTAAATACAGAAGCTTGTAATTCTACAACACTATTAGGCAATGTAATACTTCTAAGTACCGAACATCCACTGAAAGCAGAAGCTTGAATTAAAGTAACAGTATTTGGAATAGTAATGCTTGTTAAACTTTTACAATTTGCTAAAAAAGAACCTGGAATAACAGTGAGCCATGAAGGTATAGTAAAACTTGTAACAGCAATACCGCTAAAAACGCTAGTACCAAATTGAACATACGTTGAAGGTAGCTCAACTTCTGTTACACCAGCACAACCGCTAAAAGCGCTTTGACCTATATTAGTTACACCCTCTGGAATAATAATCTTTGTAAGTGAACGACAACCACTAAAGGCATATGAACCTATACCCCTAAGGGTAGTTGGTAAGTCTAATATACCTGCTAAAGCTGTACAATTTTCAAGAGCTCTATCTCCTATAGTTGTAAGTCCTTCAGGAAAATTAATAGTTGTAAGAGATAAACAACCGCTAAAAGCAAAGGTTTCTACAGCAGATAAAGTACTGGGTAAAACTACATGTGTTAAAGACACACATTGATAGAATAAATATCTTGTTATAGTTCCTACACCTTCTGGAATAACAACTTTAGCAATATTTCTATTAAAAAAGTCCTTGAAGAAATCATCGTCACCAGCACCGGGATAGTAACTATTGGTACCAACCATCGACACGACATTGCCCTGAATAGCAACCACGAAATGACTGTCGGGAACGATGGCAAACGATGGTACATTCCGCAGGTTTGCAGGAAGGCTTAACCTCGTTGCAGCATCCTGCGGGCTGTCGAACTCAAACATATACTTGTTCAACCTTCCATCCGTGTACTCGTCACCTACATTGATAGTCAGTTCCTCGCATTCCCCGAAAACGTAGTACTTACCTTCCTCCAGCGTCACGTTGCGCTCATCGGTAATTATTACCTCTGGCCTACCGTCTGATGCCTGCTGTATCTTTTCATCCACATACTGTTCGGTTGCATAACCAAGCAGCGCTTGATGGATAATTTCAAGCATCTCCTCAGTTGTGGAGTATGCCTGCATGTCAATCTTCTTGACATATCTTGCATCGCTTTGTGCTTTAGTATATGCGTCACCTGTTCCTCCACCTGCGCTAAGGTCAAAGAATATGTTAGGTGTGTCGAGCAACACGCCGTCGGCGTATTGCGGGAAATCATCAAATGCCCTGAGTATGTCTGGAGTGGCCTTCATCACGTTCAGGATGAGTGGGTAATATGACCGCCGCTTTGTGCCATTACTCTCTACCACCAGCGTCTCCACGGCATACTCTCCGACGAGCAGTTGTCCGTTGTCTTTGATTGTGGCGATGTTGCCCTCAATCTTCGGATTATATCTCTTTTCACTACGAAGTGAGCGCAGAATGACCGTCACCGTGTCACCCTCCTGTGGCTCATAGTCCTCTGTCACCCTGCCACCAGTCGTGATTGTCACTATCTGCAATGGGATTTGCAACCGCAGCGGGTTGCCAGCAATCCAAGGTAATGTCTTGTAGTCCATATCACAATCCTCTAATATATTTTAAATATGCTTTCAAGGCCTATGATCACATCCTTGATGTCCATTGTCAATCTATTATCTTATAAACAGCAGCATCTGTTGCGAAGACAGTATAGTTGGGAGCTTCTCCCTCAGCACTCTTATATTTCAAGTACCCGATATGGGTGATAATATATTTACCACTTGTGTCTGTCTTAGGCCTTCCTTCACGAATGTTCCTTGCACCAGCCTGTGGAGGCACTCCGTCAACCTTGGTTCTGTGATATTCATGGCTGAAAATATATTGACCGTTGGAGTAATGGTATGTCTCTATAATGTCATAGTCACTTTCAGAATCATATCGGCTGAGGACTATCTTGTCCTTATTGTCCCCAACAAATATCTGCCCACCGTGATAGCTGAATCCTATGGCTCTGTCACTAACGGCAGTGTTGATAATAGTTCCGTTCCTATATACCTTATACTGGGCAACCCCGTCATAGCTCTCCATATCATAATAGGATACTACCACGTCATCCATTGCCGTTATAGCGAGGTCTTGCAGTCTTATCTTCTTGGGAGATGTTGCAGGGATAATGACACTCATATCCTCCTTGTTCACTCCCGTGCCAGCAGTTCCAAGCAGGGTTACACCATCAGCATCATATATACTATCATCATCCAGGTCTATGTATGCAAGGCGGATGCTTGAGTCACCTGCTGTCGGGTTTGAGTAGCTGACAAAGCGCAGCAGGGTATCATTGCCGACAACAGGCTTGAAGATGCAGTACCACTGGACATCAGCATAGACTACCACCTTCGGCTCTGTCCACGTAACAAAGTCTTCCGTGGATACATATATCCATGACATGGCATTCTTCCGTGAAAAGACATACCACCTGCTGCCGATCTTATGAACTTGCGTATAGACGCACTGTCCTCCAATATTATACAAGGCATCCCCACCGAAGTTGCTTGGGTTCTCTATTCCCTTAGCTATTCTGTAGTGGAAGTTCCTGTACTTACCGTGCAGCCCATCAGAGAAGAAGTACAGCTTTCCGTCAGCATCCTCATAGACGGCTGAGGAGTTGTGGTCATCAACATAGTCATTCTTGCGGAGGTTATGCTTGATATATGCCTCCCTCGCAGGGTCATACTCACAGATGCCCACATGGCCTGAGGCATCAGTGTATCCGAAGAACAGACGCTCATTGGATATGTGGCTGACAACAGCAGAAGGCCAGCTCCACCAAGTCCATATCATGTCAACATTGGTGCATTCTACCTGATTGATATTGTCACTCTCCCCGTAGCTGTTATTATATAATTGCTCAATCTGTTGCGGTGCGCCCAAACCGTCAATAGCTACTGGTATTGAGAAATACCTGTTGTTAGTCCTGCCAGTCATTATCAGAGCGTAATCAGCTGGGTCATAGGCATTGTCTGCTACAGAAGCCACTACTAAGGAATTGCTGTTCTTGTCAAGCAATAACTTAAAGGATGGTGTGGAACTGACATCTACCGCAAGTTTGTCATCGGAGAATCCCGCCATGTCATTCACCCTATATCTGCCGCTGGGCGTGATAAAGCAGGTGAATGATGAGAACTCAATCGTGTTGTCTATGGTGTTGTAATTGGGCATGATGCCTGTGTGGAATACCTCAGCTACCTCCGATGTATTGTTGTACTTGCTTACACCATCAACTTTACCGTTCAGCGAGCACCATATCTTATCGGTGTTCGTCCCCACAAACAAGAGGATGTTATGGTAAGCGTCATAGCTGTCAGCCAACGGCAATATGCTGACTTTCCTCGATGTTGGATTAAGAATACCCTTATATATAGTAGCTCCCACAGTTGCGCGACTAACATCTAACGTGAGGCTTCCTGCAGTGGCATCATAATCCACCAGGCTCTCTGCGGTAACATAGCCACCATTCCATACAAACCTGCTACCGCCATAAATAGTAATAGAGTTGGCAGTAACGTTTGGCATTGAAGCAGAAGTAGGAGAATAGAGAATGGCATAGTTATTGTTAGACCCCATATAGTCAACAATCCAGTCAGTCCATGCACTGTTGGCATACTTGCGATGCCTTATATACATGTAAGTACCATCTGTGCTTGTTATCATCTCGTTCTGCCAGATGACTCCTGCATTTTCCCTAACAAGCAGGATATTGCCTGCAGGGCCTTTGTACAGCCCACTAACCGTCTTCTGGTTTATATTGCCAGATGTGTATGTACCCGTCAAAGTATTGTCCTTGATGGCATTCAAAAGATTGCTTCCTGTCGACAGGCTGCGTACATCTATACTACCACTCGTCTGGGAGTATATATACAGATAACTGGCGTTGCCAGTTGCAGTAAAGGAAATCTCTGCACCTGTGCTGAGGTCAACACGATCTATTCCTTCTCCATCAGGAGTGGCTCTTGTAACAACTATTGCAGCATTCCCGAAGTTGTTCTTAATCGAATAAGAATTGCCACTTGTTATAAAGTAAGTGACGAGTACTCCACCACTTCCCACATTGTACGTTACGTAATCAATATACGGACTTAATAAACGGATGATTCCTCCGCTCTTGACAAGGTTATCACTTCCAGCAATAAGCTCATTATCTATGCCAACCACTTGTGCAACACTCCACGCATTACCGGACTTGTAGATAATATTGATGCCCTGCGTGACATTGATGTTGCCGAAGCTGGTGTATGTGCCTCCCTCGACAGCAATGTAGAATATCTTGGCGGATGTTGATGACGGGACAGTGACAGGTGTAGCGATACCTGCGTACAGGTATCCCGCATTAATCAATGTATTTAATGTATTTATTCTCTGGCTAAGATTATCTTCAGCTTCTTGTGCACGAGAAGTTTCGCTGTTTATTTTACCTAATAGTGTACTATCACCATCAGAACGTGCCTGTGATTCATTAGATATTTCCTGGCTAAGACTATTTTCAGCTTCTTGTGCACGAGAAGTTTCACTGTTTATTTTACCTAATAGTGTATTATCGCCATTAGAACGTGCCTGCGATTCATTAGATATTCCTTGGCTAAGGCTATTTTCAGCTTCTTGTGCACGAGAAGTTTCACTGTTTATTCTACCTAATAGCGTACTATCACCTTCAAGTATTCTTTGTCCAAGATTAGCTTCTGCGCCTTGTGCACGGGAAGTTTCTTCTCCTGTATTTTCATTAAGTTCATCTATAATATCAAGAAGACATTCTTGCAATACAGGGCCAGTAATTTCTTGGTTGTTGTTAGCTTTGATGGCAGCTCGTACTCTATTTTTTAAAGCGATTATGTCTGGCATATTTTTTACAGTTTAAAGTAGTCACGAATATTGAACATCTTATCCTTATCACAAAGCTTGTTAAGAGCAAGTTTGTAGACAAGCTTAAAGAGAATTTCACGATTACCATTGTTCAAGTCTTGCATACCAAGATAACTCATTAGTGTCTCAGCATCGTCCGAACAAATCATTTGCATTGTAACATAGAGGGCTTCCTGATTATAGTGAGGCTCATCTTGCATAGGCAGACCAAGATTTGTCATCATACCTTCCCAAGCAGTACGATTCCACATAGGTTTTGGCTGCATATTGGCAACAATCTGCTCAGCTTCTTTAGCGGTCAAGTAGTTACACCATTTAACTGCCTGCAGAGTATCTAAATATTCACGTGCCCATTGTGGATAACTTTCAATAAAACGATTCATCATGCTCTTAACCACTTGACCAAGAACATGCATCTTCTCAGGGTCTTCTGAATTGACTATATAGTCATATAGTTTCAAAAATTCTTCTTTCATAACTACTTAAGTTTATTTAATATCTGGTTCAGAAGCTTATTGGTTTCAGCGTTGCCATCTTCAAGCTTCTTTATACGATTTTCTAACTCTTGCTTCTCTGCGTATTTGGTATCAAGAAGTCCAATAAGAGCTTTACAGTCGTCAATACGCTTTTTGTTGCGGGGCACTTCTGTTTCTACATTTTTGATATAATCCTCGCTTCGTTTACGCGTAGCATGGAGCTCACGAATAATTGGCTCTTTGTCAGTAGTGATAAGTGAAATAGCTCCTGGCTTTTCAGTTGGGAACATATAAGCTGTTACATCCACTGCATCAGTATAGTTCTTACCATCAAGACTATAAGTCACATCAACTACAGTTTTAGGTGCCTGTGAGAAGTTTGGCACTTGGCCATTCTTAAAATCAGGCATGTCTACTCGTTGCTGTCCAACTGTTACAATTGAACCTTCAACGTAATTCAACTCATCTGGATTCTTTATAAGAGCATAAATAATGCTTCCAGGTGTGAGGTCCTTAAATAAAATAAAGTTATTCATCTTTTATCCTCCGAATTTTTTTATATGTTAATAAGCTCCGAGAAGGGCTGCAGGCGAAGCCATACAACCCTCTCGGAGGATGATTTAGCCATTGTTCTGAGAAGCAACCTTAGTACCACCACTGTAAGTGTTGATAAACTGCTGCATCTCCCACTCCAGATGCTTGAACTGGCCTTCAAGCACGTTGAAACGAGCCTGGTCACCCTGCTGAGTGCGTAACAAGTCGAGCTCTGTCTGCAGACGTGTCTTCTCAGCCACAACATCCTGATAGCGAGAGTTCTCCCAAGCCTGGCGGAATGATGCAAGCTCTGCACGAGTAAGGCCATTCTCAACACGCTGAGAGTCCTTAAGCTCATTGGTTTGATTGATAGTCTCGATACGACCCTGATAGCCCTGCTCCAGAATCTGCGTCTTAAGACCACAGCAACAATCCTTGAGCTGCTGAATCAAGTTCAGGTTACCAAGGTTGATAGCGTTGGTTACACCAGCAAAGCCCATACCATTCTGAGCGCCAACCTGGAAAATAGCATCCTTGACATTGCCAATGGCAGCTGCAAGAGCATTGTAGTTAACGCCAAGGTTCTGTGACAACTGGCTAATGGCAAATGCATTACCCTGGATAGCCTCACGGGCCCACTGGTTGTTATTGTTATCATTAATCTGTGCCTGGAGGCTGTTCAGCTTGTTCTGGGTCTCAATGTCGAGAGCAGCTGCGCCAGGACCGACACCGCCACGATTGCCATAACCAAAGTTGCCGCCACCAAAAAGTGCAAGCATAACCAGATACATCCATGGATTGTTATTCATCATAGCCATTGCAGTAGCTGTGTCTGTGTTACTACCACCTCCAACAACAGGCAGAATGTTGATACCTTCTTTTTCGTTCATTTTTTACGAAGTTTTAAATTGTTAATAAATAAGTAAATTATCTTTAAGACTCGTGGCCAAGGTCTTCAGTTTTATTTTTATGTACTTCTATGCTTGTTTCGCCTTTTTGGAACTTAATTTTATAACCAAGTTCTAAAGCGCGGAATCCATAGAGCAAAGTAGGAAATAGTAAAAGTTCGCCTACGGCGGTCAACACAGAGCCATCAATAACTCCCATAGGTGGGACAAAAAAACCGCCAATTATTAGGCCCACCGATACAAAAAAGCATATCACGAATGTAAACCGTGAAAGCCAAAAGCTTCTTGTACCATCTGTTTTTTCTGCTTTAATTCCCATAACAGCTCCTTTCTTTTATTCTTTGTCAAAATCGTCATCATAATCATTATTGTAATCACCACCAAGCTTATCAGGTACAAAGCCGCCAATATTTGCTATCACATTATCAGTTTCAAACTCACATGTAACAGAGGCTAAATCTCCTTGTGTCTGCCATTCGGCTTCCATTTCAAAGGTTATAGCTTCATACTCGTCGTCTTTGCATCTGATAATCTTGTTGTCACAGAGTCGCACTATGCGAAGAGCATCACAAATATATTCTGGCAGTATAACATTAAACTTATATATCTTTTTACTAACTTGACTTTCAACAAATGTATAACCAAGACGTTTAGTACTTTCTTCTTCAAAGTTATATTCTGGTTTGCCTATTTCTGTTTTAAGTAATAACTTAAAATGAAAGTTATTAGGAAAAGCAATAACGCCATTTCTAATAGCAAAATTGCCTGTTTCATTCCAGTATTCAAGCTCTAAGCAATCCCTTGTTATATTTGTAAAGCAGAATACTTCGGAATAGTATGTCCAAAGACCTCCATTTCCTGATGCAAGTTTTAAGTAATAAATTCCTTCAGTACTAACATTTTTAAGATAATCAGCATAAGTCTTATTACTTATAAAAGTAGCAACTTTGTAATTATCAACTGTTATAATAGAAAAACCTGCTATATTTGTAAAAAGCCAGGATAA